ATGCGGTATGGACAAAGTCAGTATGGACTAGCTAAATATGCAGAGAATATTCCCACCAAAGAGGATTTAGAAAAGTATTTTGTAGACCTTAGAAAATATATACCACAAGAAATATATAATTTACCTGAAATAAAGGCTGTCTATGATGCACAGAGTGTTGAAATAGGTAGTCTTTTGTATTATACAGACGATATAAAAAAACAATTTCATATAGAGACAGCTACTTGGGGATTAATTTACTGGGAAAATAAATATGGAATTGAAACTAACTTTAATTTGTCATATCAGGAAAGGAGGGAAATAGTAAAAGCAAAAAAGGCAGGCCAAGGGACTTGCACAAAAAAATTAATAGAAGATGTAGCTAGTAAATTTAGTGGCGGTGAAGTTAATGTAATAGAAAATACTGGACCATATGAATTTACAATACAATTTGTAGGCATTAAAGGAATCCCGCGTAACATGCAAAATCTTATTAATGCGATAGAGGATATTAAGCCAGCTCATTTAGATTATAAATTTAAATACACTTATACAAATTGGAATTACCTAGATGGTAAAAACTTAAGCTTTGATAGAGCAGAATATATCAAGTGGGACGATTTAGAAATTTACGATTAAGGAGGAATGAACATTGAGGACAAGTACAAATTATGGACTTAAACTACCAGAAGGTACTGATAATGTAAGAAGGAAAGACTTTGTAGAAAACTTTGAAATTATAGATAGAGAGATGAAAAATAATGACACATCAATGAAAGAAATTGCGAACAAAGTAGATAACATTAAAATTGCAGATGCCACTATAGCTCAAAAGGGAATTGTACAACTTAATAATACTACTAATAGTACAAGTATTACCCAAGCAGCTACAGCTAATGCGGTTAAGTTAGCAATGGATAGAGCAAATTCGGCTTTTCAATCAGCCAGTGATGGCAAAAATGCTATTGCTGGCAAGGTAGGAAATGTTACAGGAAATAATACTCATGCAGAAATAGCAAATAGAATACAAACAGATAAGAATACAGCAGCTAATAATCTTAATAATAAGGGTGTGAGTGCTAGTGGAACTGAAGCTTTAGCTAGTTTAGTATCGAAGATAGCACAAATTTCCGTACAAGGAATGGGTGGAAAAAGGTTTTTAACGGGTACAGCTACAATCAGCTCTGATTATAAAACTTTCACTTATGTTGGTTCTTCTAGTACTGTATCTAAGCCATATATAACAATTAATTCAAGCTTTCCAATTAGTGTAATAATAGCTGGCATAGATTCTACTAATACTTATTACAAAGGTTGCATAATGATAAGAAATAATGCATGTTTTATGTTGACAGTTTCAAGTTCATATGATTCAGAAATAAGTAGTTTTATTGAACCATTAAAATCTGGAAATAGTGTATATTTACCAGTAAATATGCCATCTGGAAATAATTTAACCTACCTAGCATTTGAATAAAAAAGGAGAAATGTAAAGATGAAAACACTAATAGTTTATGATTCAACAGGAAAAGAAATATTTAGCCAAGGAGGATTTCCATATGAACCAATAGGAGAAATAAAAGCACTTCAAGCTGATATTCCAGAGAACAAACTACTTAAAGGTGTAGATATTAAAACAGGAGAACCAATATTAGAAGATATACCTAAATCACAAATGGAACTACTACAAGAAGAACTTGCACAGAATACAAAAGAAATGGCTAAGAAAGATTTAGCTATAGAGCAATTACAAAAAGATTTAGCAGATTTAACAAAACAAATAGCTTTAGGAGGTAATGTATAATGAATTGGTTTGAAAAAGTGCAAAGATATTTTTGTTGGGGATGTTACAATAATACAGACGTTTGGGATTTTGTAAGTTATAAGAAAATAACAACAGAACAATATACTGAAATAACTAAGGTAGAATATACAGAACAAAGACCAGCAATTTAGTTCGCAATTGGAAAATAGGATAAATCAAATAGCAGACAATAAATCAGGACTAGAAATAGTCTTTTTTTATTGAATATATTACTAAAATAATAGTAGAACTAGTTAAAATAAGGATGCTGAATAGATATATAATTAGTTCTACTATTTTACATGAGAAATAATTTTCTCTGTGAATTTAGATAAGGTTATTAGTAAATTACAAAAAGTTTAAACTGATGGAGAATTCACTTACAATATTTATTATTTGTAAATCAAAAAAAATTATACGTATAAAGGTAGTCTTTTTATTACTTAAAATCAACTATATGATAAAAAGTAAAAATTTACTAAATTTCTTAGATATAAAGGAATTTGTATTACGATTATTGTTGGAATTTATCTTATATAAAGTTAAAATATTTTATGGACGCGTTCAATAATTGAAATAAGGGAGAAATAATATATAATGAAAAATTATTATAAAAGAATACTTATAATGTTTGTAATGGTATTAACTATTATGAGTGTAGGAATAATGAAAAATGGAACTATAGCTAATGCGGCAACAGTTGGAGAACAATTGTTACAACCAGAAGATGGTTGGAAAAGATATGATGACAATGACAGTAATATAACATACAGTACTAAATTATCACATGATAGTGAATCTTGGTTTAATAGTAATAGTGTAGAATGGTGCTATAATAACACAATAACAGATTGTGTATATGGAATTAATACTGAAAATGAGTATTGTGAATTTAATTTTTATGGTAGCAAATTAAGAGTAATTTCACCTTATTGGTGGTCTAGTACACCATCTGTAGATGTTTATATCGACAATAAACTAATTGGAAATTTTAGTGAAAAAGGTTCATCAGATAAATATCAAGTTATGGTATATGAAATTGATGAGTTAAATTTCTCTAAACATTCTGTGAAAATAGTTAATAAGGATAATAGTGGAGCATATTTTTGTATAGATGCGATAGATACAGATTATAATGGTTATTTAGTAAATACAAATGAAGAAAATCAATCGATATCATTAAGTCAATCATCATTAAATTTAAAAGAAGGTATATCAGAAAAATTAACAGCAACAACTACACCTTCAGCGGTAGATATAAACTGGTCAAGCTCAGATGAAGCAGTTGCAACAGTTGATTCTAATGGAAATGTTAAAGCTATAAAAGAAGGACAAGCAACAATAACAGCAAAAATTAAAGGAACTGATATAAAATCTACTTGTATAGTTACAGTTACTAAAAAAGATGTTCCAGTAGAACCTGAACAACCAACAAATCCAGAGCAAGAGTATATAATTAATACTGCTTATGCTAAAGGTGATAATACTAACAATGCTAGTGGTCAAGTATCTATAATATTTAAGGGAGTAGCAGAGGCGCAATTAAAAGTTATAAAAACAGCAGATGTGGATTCTGTATATGTTGGAGACAATTTTACTTATACAATAGAAATTACTAACACAAGTGATAAAATAGCTAAATCAGTAGTTATTAAAGATAATGCACCCAATCACATTCAATTCATACCTAGTAAAGTAATAACAACTCAAGGTAAAGTAGATTCAAGTTCAACATATAAAAATATTGTAGTTAATGTTGGAGATATCCCACCATCAGGAAAAGTTATAATAAAAATCCCAGTTCTTGTAGTTGAATAAAATAATAAATAATCAATAAAAGATAGTATAGGGGAGAAATAATGAATAAAAAATTAAAAAAGATATTTGTAATGTTTGTAATGGTACTAACCATTATGGGAATTGGAGCAATTCAAAATGGAGTTATAGCTAATGCGGCTACTGTTGGAGAGCAATTAACTCAACCAGAAGATGGATGGAAAAGGTATAAATGTGGAGATGAACAAATAACTTATATAGGCGAAGGATGGCATTATGGTTCAACCTGGGCAGAAACTCTACATTCAAGATATAACTATAGCGGATCTAAAATAAAATTTAATTTTACGGGTGATAAATTAAGATTAATTTGTGGATATTGGCAAACAACGTCTAAAGATGTTGATATAATTATTGATGGAAAGAAAATAGATAAATATGTTATAAATAATGGTACTAATAGTAATGAAAATATTTTAGTTTATGAAAAATTAGATTTAAATAAAAAGGAACACAGTTTGGAACTTGTAAATAATACTGATGAGTATCTTACAATAAATGCAGTAGATATAGATGAAAATGAAGTATTAAAACTTTATAATGAAAATATTTCAACTATATCATTAGATAAATCATCATTAAACTTAAAAGAAAATAACACAAAGAAATTAACAGCTATAACTACTCCATCAGCTGTAGATGTAGAATGGCTAAGCTCTGATGAAGCAATTGCAAAAGTAGATGAAAATGGTAAAGTAACTGGCATTAAAGAGGGAACTTGTATAGTAACAGTACAAATTAAAGGAACAGATGTTAAAGCCACTTGTGAAGTTACAGTAACTAAAGAAGATATTGTTAATCCAGAAGAACCATCTATAGAAAATGGAAGCTTATACATAGAAATGGTAGATGGAAATATTAAAAGAGCAGATAAAAGTCAAATTGAAAAATTCAAGAAATGGTTTATTTCTAGAGATTTAGATGAAACAGAAAATCCAATATTTAAAATAACAAATGCAAAAGGAAATGCAGAGTATTTAGTACATGATAAAGTTGTTGGATTTGAAATAAGAGAATAATATAAAGTTTATTAAAGGCACTTACGTTAAGTAGGTGTCTTTTCTTATATAAAAAAATAAGGAAGGTGTTATATGGATGAATTAATAAGAGTAGCTTTAGGACAAGGATTAGGATATGGAATGTTTGCATGCCTACTGGTATATGTACTTAAAACTACAGGGGAAAGAGAAACAAAATATCAAGAATTACTAGATAAGATGGCAGATAAATTTAATGTTGTTGAGGATATTAAAGAAGATGTAAAAGAAATTAAAAGTAAAATTGAAAGGTAGGAGTTAATTATTATGGATAGATTGTTAAATAAAATAACGAGTGCAAGATGGCTTATAGCTGTAATAATGACTATAGTTTTTGCTGTACTAGCAATTAAAAATACAATTACAACAGAATTTATAACAATTTATACAATGGTTATAGCATTTTATTTTAGTAAAGATAGAAAAGAAATTAAAGAGTAATTTAGGTAGCATTTTTAGCTACCTTTTTTCTTTTATATTAATAAGGAGGAATGTAAAATGTCTAATTGGAAATGGTGTGTACAAGGTGAAAATGGAAAAATAATAAAAGGATGGTATGAAAATAATGGAAAATGGTACTATTTAAATGATGAAGGCATAATGCAAACAAGTTGGATACAGGATAAAGATGAAAGATGGTACTACTTAAAAAATGATGGTTCTATGGCTACTGGTTGGTTAAAAAGTCCCTATAGTGGTAAGTGGTTTTATTTAAATCCTGTAAGCAATGGTTATAAAGGAGAAATGTATCGTGATGGTACTTATACAATAGATGGTAAAGAATATAAGTTCAATACTAGTGGTGCATGGATAGAAGATACTCTTGTTAGTACTATATGTATAGATTTTATTAAATCATGGGAAGGCTATTTTGCTACTCCATATATAGATTGCGTAGGAGTTAAAACATTAGGTTATGGACTTACAGGAAAGGAAATAGAAGATTTACCAGATACGATTACAGAAGAAAAGGCAACAGAGTTATTAAAAGATTGGATAAATAAAAAGTATGCTCCAGTAATAAAAAAAGATTTAGAGTTTAAAGGTATTGCATTAAAACAGCATGAATTTGATGCTTTGGTTTCATTTTCATACAATTGTGGCACAACAGGATTGTTAGGTTCTACACTATATAAAAATATCGTTGCTGGAATAAGAGATAAAAACACAATTACAGCTAATTTTGTTGCTTGGAGTAATGGTGGAGGTAAAAGAATAGAAGGACTTTACAGAAGAAGGACAAAGGAAGCAGCTATGTTTTTAAATGCTGATTATACAGGCAATAATTAAATATGTTATAATATGTGTGGCTAAATTACACATAAAATTAGAAAACATTTAAGGGTAGCAGATAGGAGAAATCTTATTTGTTACTCTTTTTCTTTTTATGGAAAACTTGGACAAGTTGTAGTATTATGTAAATATAATAAATAGCAAATACATTATGTACAATTAATCTTATTAAAATTCGATATTTTATAAATAGGGGTGAAAAATAATGGAGCTTAGCATTAAAGAAGAAAGTCTTTTAAATAAAATTGGAATTAATGTATTCCCTAAAAATCGTAATTATTGGTTTATAAGAACTCAAGGTGGAAATTATTATGATGATTTTACAAATGAAAATTTTGTAGGAATTGAATGGGATGAAATTAGTGATTTGAACTTTATAAAAAGTGCGACAGAAGATCAGTGGAAAGAAAAAATAAAAAAATGCTATAAGGATGTTGATAAACCAGGATATATAATGAATCAGATTAAAAAGTTTGTTTATGATATAAAAAAAGGAGATATTGTATTAATTCCTAATGAAAAATCTAGATGGATTGCAATAGGAGAAATTTTAGATGACGATATAGAAATATATGAAGAGGATAAATCAGAAACAGATTTTGAAAGTTTACTTGATTATTTAGATGAATCAGATGATAAAGAAAAAAAAATAATAATAAAAAAGCGTAGAAAGGTCAAATGGTTAAAAACATTTAAAAGAAGTGAATGGGATCCCTACTTATTAAATATTATTTATTCACATAGTGCAGTAGCAGATGCAAATAAATATAATATATTCATAGACCGTATGTTATCACAATTTTATATAAAAGGTGATGAAGGGTATTTTACCTATAGAATTAATAAAAAATCTAATATACCATATTCAGATATGTTAAGTTTTTTAAATAATAATGATAAACTTATGAACTATATTTGTAATAAATTTCCTGAGTGGAAGTTTAATAAGGATGATATTATATTAAAAGTTAATGTACAATCTAAAGGACCACTACAATTAAAAAGTAAAATGTTCACTATTTTAATTTGTGGAACAATAATAACAGCACTGTTTGGATCACATTTTAATTTTGAATTTTTGGGAGCTAAAGTAGACATAGAAAGTGAAGGTTTACCTAAATTAATATCAACTGTTATGGAAGTAAATGAAAAGATTATGAAAGAAAAAGAAGATGATGAAGAACTAAAACAATTAGTTAAAGACTTTAAAGAAAATCAAGAAAAATTAGAAATAGAAGTTCCGGAAAAACAAAATAAACTAGATAATGAACTAAATATAGAAAAATAAGCAATGAGTATAGTACATTGCTTATTTACAGGGATATATTGTTATAAACTTAAATATAAAAATCAAACTACTAAGTATACTTAAACAATCACTAATGTAAATCTTTTTTAACATAATATAATCATTTTTAATAAAATATTTTAATATTATATTAAAAATGAATTTAAACAAAAAATAAAAAAGAGAAAAAATAACCATAAATGTACCTAACTGTGATAGAAAACTTATAAAATTAGAAAAATACATTTAACAATCACCTCCTCTTTTAACTTAATTATAAGAATAAACTAATAAATAATCAATATAATTTATAATATTATATGTAATTATATGTTAAAAAGTTAAAATTAATAATTATTTAAAGATAATATATCTATGTGTATTCTTAAAAAATGGAGTTATTATTTGTAAATAAAATTTACTTTAAGGGCAGTATGTAGATTAAGTTCTATGTACTGTCCTTATTTTGTAGCACAATTCAAAATATTAATATAATTCAAGTTGATTAATAAGAACATATTTTTATTTGAATTTTATAGAAAATATGTTAAAATATATAAAAGGTTAAGAGGGAGGGATATTATGAAAAAATTATTTTTGTTTGGATTCTTAAGTTTAGCCATTTTAGGTACAACTTTTATTATGCCAACAACATTTTCTACAGTAGCGTATGCTTCTTACAATAATCCAGCTACAGGATTTTGGGGGCATATAGATGGTACTAGAGTTGCATTTAGAGAATCTAAATCAGTAAATTCAAATCGTATTAAATATTTTAGTAATAATGAATCTGTTGGCATTGAGAGTTTGAATGCAGGAACTGCTGATGGTTATCAATGGAGTAAAGTAACAGATTCCAATGGAAATACTGGTTATGTGGCATCTAAATATCTTTATACAGAGGGAGATTAAAAACAATAATATAAAACTTAAATTTTATTTTAAAAATTATATTAATAAAAGCAGTAGGTAAAGAAATACTTACTGCTTTAATTTTATTATCTAAATAAAAAACTTGTCTATATTGTTAATGAATATTTTTCTTTAAAGGATTCTCTATCTAAATCAGTTATATACGCTTTAACATTTCGAGAAAATAATTTTGCTACTATAAAAGTCTTTAATCCTGCAATAAGTTCATAAGTACCCTCCTCATTTTTTCTTATCGCAATAGGTGTTAAATCCTTATAGTTGCTCATATTTTTTATGTTGAATATTGATATTCTAGAATTTAAATGTGTTTTTTCAACTAATTTAACGTTGTTTATATCAACGTCTTGAAATTCAATTTCTTCTAATCTTTTAAACCACATATTATCATAATCTCTTTGTTGAAAATAAACATCTTGTTTATAGTGTTTATCTATTTTATCATCATGATCTAATATCTGTTTTTGTTCTTTTAAGCCTACTTTTTTTATAGCAATAGATTTCACATAAATATAAGTTTTATTTTCTTTTAATGTTCTTATTTCAAATTTTCCATAAATATTCAAATATAAATCTAATATATCGGGAAGGTTTTTAAAATTTCGCCATTGTCTTTTGGTTATCTCGACCATAATTATTGATGATTGTAAATTAAAAATATCCTCATTTTCATTTTTAAATAAAACTACTGCAGAACCATCTTTATTAGTTTTAAGTATTTTATCGATTTTTCCATTGATTTTTATTATTGATTTACTCATTTTCTCATCCCCTATTTCAATTGCTTATAGACATATTATAACATTTATAGTTAATTAATTACAATTATATTGAACTTAATTGCAATTAATAGTAAAATAATACACGTAAATATAAAAATAGGGGGATAACAAAATGAAAAACTTTAAAAAGCTACTTTCAGCATTGCTTGTATTTTGTGGATTAGCAATGTTAAATCCTGTACAAGCTAATGCAGCATGGAAACAAAATAATACTGGATGGTGGTATACACAAGGAAGTTCATATTCTGTAGGTTGGGAACAAATAGATGGAAAGTGGTATTACTTTGATTCAAATGGTTATATGAAAACTGGCTGGATTAATGACAATGGTAACTGGTATTATTGTTGGTCTAATGGACAAATGGCTCAGAATTGCTATGTTGGAAATTATTATTTAAACAACAATGGTGTTTGGACTACAAACACTGGAAGTTCATCTACTGGAGATTTTGTTACAGATAGTCAAATCGCTTATTTATCAGCAACAGGAGATAAATATCATAAGATACCTAATTGTGGCAAGATGAATCCAAACAAAGCTATAAAAACTACAGTTAATGATGCGAAAGTAAAACATAAAATTTGTGAGAAGTGTTGGTAACACATAGTTAAACATAATAAAAATAGAGGTAATATAGAAAAATCTATACACCTCTATTTTATTGGGCAATTTTAATATCTTATTTAGAATATTGACAAAATTTAGTAATAATATACAATTAAAATATAAAAATAATTTAAGAGGGGATGAATGAATGAAAAATGCTAAAAAACTACTTAGTTTATCTTTAGCAGTATTGTTATCAACATTTACTTTAGGATGTAAACAAGCTAATGCTATTAACAAAACTAATATTGAAACTACTAAAACACAAGAAACCTCAGTAGGAAATATGAAAGTCCACTATATTGATGTAGGACAAGGGGATAGCGAACTTATACAGGTTGATGGAAAGAATATTTTAATTGATGCAGGATGTAATGATAACAAAGCATTGAACTACTTAAAATCTATTGGAATAAGCAAACTAGATTATGTACTTGCCACACATCCACATGAAGACCACATTGGAGGAATGACAAGTATAATTAATAATTTTGAAATTGGAGAATTTTATGCTCCTAAAGTTAATCATACGACTAAGACTTTTGAAAATATGATAAAGGCATTACAAAATAAAGGTTTAAAACTTACAGCACCAACTATAGGTGATACATTAACTATAGGTAATGCTACATTACAATTTTTAGCTCCTAATAGTGCTACCTATCAAGATATGAATAACTATTCAATAGTGTGTAAATTAAGATTTGGTAATACATCTTACTTATTTACAGGAGATGCAGAAGCATTAAGTGAAGGCGAAATATTAGCCAAGCAATTAGATATTAGTGCAGACGTACTTAAGTTAGGTCATCATGGAAGTCATTCTTCAACTTCTCAAGCATTTTTAGACAAAGTAAATCCAAGATATGCTATTGTTTCTTGTGGTAAAGGAAATGATTATGGTCATCCTCATCAAGAAACAATTGATAAACTAAATGCAAAAAATATTAATATATTAAGGACAGATGTAAGTGGAACTATAATATCTAGTTCAGATGGAAATAATATAAATTTTAATGTTAATGCAAGTGGAACTAATACAGGAAATACAACTAACAATAGCACTTCAGAGACTAAGACAAAAAGCAATAGTGTTTGGGTAGCGAATAAAACTTCAAAGGTTTATCATTCAAGCAAGGATTGCAGTAATATGAAATCTCCAAGTGAAATGTCTTTAGAAGATGCTAAAGCAAAGAGCTTAAGACCATGTTCTAAATGTAATTAAAATTTAATTGTAAAGAACTACTTTTTTATTTAAGTAGTTCTTTTTTTATTTAAGCAAGTGTTTAATTTTCGTATTATTGGAAATTAATATAAAGTAAATGGCTAATAGAATTAGATGGTGATAATTAATGAAAGATTTATTTGAAGTAAACTATAAAAATTTAAATACAGAGGAAGGAATGGCAATTATATATATAATATATTCTCCGTATTCAGATATTATATATATAGGTAATACAATTAAAAATCTAAAAGAAAGAAAAAATGAACATTTAAGATATCTAAGAAAAAATAATCATCACTGTAAGGCGTTACAGGAATTATATAATTATATTGGTGAAGATAATATAAAATTTAGAATAGTAGACAAATGTGAAGAAAGAAATAGAAAATATTTAGAAAGGTATTATCATACTATGAATGAACTTGAATATGCAGTATGTAGTCATAAACATAAAGGATGTGAGTTTTTTTGGGACTTTTATGACTATAAGACAGAACCTTATTTTGAACCACTAAGAAAAAATGAAAAATTTTTAATTAAAATTTATATGGATTATTATAGACAAAAAGATCTGCATAAATATTTTGATCCAAGTGAATTATTAAATGAGGCATTAAAGAGTGGGATAAAACTCGTAGAAGATGAGACATATAATAAAGAATTTAGAACAATTATAACAAATGTATTACAAGATTTAGATATAGAAGAAGTAAATATACATGATACAACAAGTAAATATATTTATATTAAGATGTTATATGACATTTATGAGGATAGAACAGATGAAGCTAAAAAAATGTTTATAGATTATATATATAAAGAAAGAAATTTATATAGACAATTACTGAGTTCTGCAATAGCTTATTCAACAGAATTTGAAACAGGAAAAGTAAATACATTAAAATATATGAATCGTGTTATAAATCATATATTTAACAGTTATAATCCACGTAAACCTAGATATTCTGATTTAGTTTATTATTATTGGATAGAAGAATGTTGTAGATATTTATTTAAAAGGAAATATTCATGGTAACATAGATTTTAATGTAATAATATGGTAATATAAATTTAGGGTGATATTATGGGAGTTAAGAACAAATTAAAAGAGATACGGATGAGAGAATATCTAATGGCTCCAGGAGAATTTGCAAAATTCCTTGGTATGAGTATTAAAACATATAGTGGATGGGAAAATGAATACAGTAGACCAACATTAGAAAAAGCATTAGAAGTTGCAAACAAATTAAATAAAAATGTTAATGATATATGGTACTTAGAATAACTAGGTATCATATTTTTTATATAATTTTCTTAAAATACAAAAATATTTTTTAAAATTAGGAAATTTTCTTACATGTGGAGCATATAGTATAACATAGTAAGAAATAAGGAGTTAAAAAGTATGTTAATTGGAGTAGATTTAGGAAATTTTGGAGTAAATACATCTGAAAATGATTTCTTTTATAGTAGAATTTCAGATATTAGTAACTTTTCGGAGGAAAATAAAATTAATTATGAGGGAATTGATTTATATATAGGAGATGGAGAGTTTTCTACAGATTGGAATAAGAGCCAAAAAGAGAATACTTTGCCTTTACTTTTTTCAGCACTTGCTAGAAGTTCAAATGAAAATTTCTTTCAAATTGTTTTAGGATTACCAATACAACAGTTTAAAAATAATAAAGAGGATTTTAAAAAGTATATTGAAGATAACAGAGGCAAGACAGTGATATACAAAGGTATCAAAAGGGAAATTATTATATCAGATGTTCTTGTAGCTCCTGAAGGTGCTGCTGCTTATTACAATTTAACCATTGAACAAAAGAAAATGATAGGTAATAAACCTTTAATAATTGTTGATATTGGTGGAAGAACCACAGATGTATGCTTATTTGAAGATAAAAAGATAAGATTTGTTAAAACAATACCTGTAGGGATGTTAAATGTATATAAGGATATTATAGATAATGTTAATACAACTTATACAGAAGATTATAAGTTAGAAGATGGTGAATTGATATTAAGGGAAGGTTTATTTCTTAGAGGAAAACAACAAGATATTACTTTTATTAAACCTATATTACAAAGACATTTTAATAGCATATATAAAGATTTACAGTTTAATTTTAACACTTCTAAAGGATATGTATTACTAACTGGTGGTGGAGGTATTACATTTAAACAAGCATTTAAAAATAGATTAGAAAATTTAATTATTAGTAATGATCCTGTTTTTGATAATGCAAAAGGTTTTAAAAGATTGGGGGAATCAATATGGCAAGAAAAATAAGTGTAAGCTTTAAAGAGACTTCAAAGGACTTGAAATTATATAAATATCTTAATTCTTTAGATGACAAGTCAGCAGATATTAAAGATCTATTGAGAAAGGCTTTAAAGGATGTAAAGCTAGATGATGACGAAATAAAAGAAAATGTTGATGAAGATGTTAATATATTAGATTTTTAGGAGGTATTGTAATGAGTTTATATGATTATTTAGAAAATAAATACAACGAATTAAACGAAGAAACAGACATTAATGAAAGTGGATTATTAGATCAATTTATGCAAACATGGTTAGAAGAAAATTTTGCAAATGATTCATTATATGAAGAATTTTTAGATGGAGAATGTTTGGGATATTATTATAGAAACTTTGAGATAGATCATAAGAACAGAAGAATAGAATTTAGCATAGAAAAGGCTGAATTGTAAGAAAAAAGCCTACCTGATGTATAGGTAGACTTAGGTGATTTAACTTATAGCGTAACGAGTTACACTCTAAGTATATGCAAACAATATTTAAAAATATTCCTATTTTAATGAGAAAATAAAAATTTTATAAGAAATGAGCTGCAAATTCCATTACACCGTATGCAATTGTATAACCCAAAACTATTGCGAATTCGACTGTCATTATAATCACCGTCCTTAACTTTATACTCATATTATTTGCAATAAAGTAATTTTTATTCAGGAGGAAGTATGAAAACTGTAATGAATCATCAGCAATATTTACAATGGAAAAATGGTGATAAAAATACATTAGATATAAAATTAGAAAACTTAGGAGTGAAAGATAGTAAGAAATTTGAGCAACATATGGTAGTAGGACTTGCTATAGCATTAATGTTTATTAGTAAATCAGAATTAGCATTTGCGGACGATGGAATAGATCAACTAGGAAATAAACTCTTATATTATGTTAGGAAAGGTGGAAGATGGATTGCAATTATATGTGCAAGTGTAGAGATTATAAGAAGTGGAATGAAAAAGGGTGGAAGTGCTTCTGAAATAGGACAAGTTGTAATTAAATATTCTTTAATGTATGCATGTTTATATATTTTAACATGGATTTTTGATCAAATAGATAGTGCATTTTAAGAAAGGAGTTTTTTATGATAAAAGATTTTTTTGGATGGTTAGGTAAAAGCACCTTAACTCAAATAGCTGAATTTAGTTATTGGCCATGTTTAATAGTAGGTATGGGAGCTATGTTATTGTATATATCAGGTCAAAAAAAAGCAGGTAAATATGTTCCAACATCTATAATTATCTACTATTTATTACAATGTTTTAAGGCGGCGGTTAAATGAAATCATTAGCATTAAGTAAGTATTTTGAGATAATTCATCCAGTATATATTTACTTAAAGATATTGCCACACAAAAGTATGAGAAATTATAATACATCTGAAATAGCTAAGACAATGAGTGATACTTATAAGGGAATCATAAGAAGAGTTCATAGAGAAGAAAAAAAGATATTTATAGAATCTGATTTTAAAATTAGTTATGTAATTGATATTACTAAAAAAGATATAAGTTTTTATTTTTTAGTACCTAAAGTTCATAAAGATATAATTAAAGAAAAAATTAATGAAACATGGTCCAAAGCTACAATTGAAGAAATAGAAGATATACCTCAATATACAGAAAATAAATTAGTATATCAATTAGGGTATAAAAAAGATGATGCTTTAAGTCTTAAAGTAGATAAAAGAAATAATGAACCACTTAATCAAATTTTAAATGTAGTAAATATAATGAAAGATGATGATAGAGTAACTATAGCGTATAATTTTATGCCATGCTCTCAATTTGGATGGCGTGAAAAATATGATTCTATGTTACAAAAATTTAATGACAAAAAACCCTTAGATCGTAAAATAACATTTGAATTTGCACTAAAAATTATAGTAGGTGTTATTGTTGGTACATTGGATACAATAGTAGCTGTTTTAAATGATTTTATTGGGAACAATGATTATGATGATAATAATTTATATAAAAAGATTATGATTGCTTTTGAAGAAAAACCAACATTATCTAATAACACATTAAAAAAGAAAGATTCTAACATTATAAGTACACAAATAGCCGTTATTTCAGATTCTATAGATAAAACTAGAATGAACAATAATATTATATCTGTATGTCAAAGTTTCAATACATTAAGAGAAGACAATGAGCTAGTTTATAAAAAAGTAAAGAAAAAAATAAATAATAGATTTAATTTTAAAGATTATTCCTACAAAATAGATACTAATTTATGTAGTGTTGATGAGTGTAAAAATTTCATACAAGTACCAGGGTATGAATTGTTAAAAGAACATAAGATAGATAGCATTAATATAGAAGAAACTAAGATACCGGAAGTGTTACAAGAAGGATATATTCAATTAGGTAATGTTAAATATAAAGGTAGCAATACTATGGCCTATATTGAAGATAGTTACGATAAAGGAAGTTTACCATTAGTTCTGGTAGGGGCACAAGGAGCAGGAAAGTCTACTTTTGGAGCTAATTATTATAGATTTGCTAACTTAAGAGAAGAGGGCGGAGTTGTAATTGATTTTATTAAAAATTGCGAACTTAGTGATGAAATTATAAGTTATTTACCTGATGATAAAGTTGTTATACTAGATTTAATTAATGAAAGTGATATTCAGGGTTTTGCTTTTAATGAATTGAATATTTCTAAAGATATGAATTCTTTTAAAAAGAGTGAATTGGCAAATTTGCAGAGCCAACAAATAGTGGAATTTGTAGATGCAGTTAATCCAGAACAACCGTTACAATCAAGAATGAGAAGATATTTGAGTTCCGCTGCCACTATAGTTTTTAGTACAGGAGAAAATTCTATAAAGGAAGTAATTAGATGTTTAGAAAGTCATAAGGCTAGAATAGAATATTTAAATATGCTAAGTGAAAAAGATAAGGAATATCTAAGTGAAGAAGTAGAGGATATGGAAGCTCTTAATGAATATTCTAAAGCAACAAAAGACACTCCAGAAATTGAAGTTATAGGAACTAAAGAAAGTAAAATTGAGGGAATATTAGATAGAATATCTCTATTGAGAAGTGATTTTAAACTTAAATATATGTTTAATAAAGATGGATCTAATAATATTAACTTTGTAGATGAACTCGAAAAAGGAAAAGTTATAATATTTAAAATGCCACAAGATAGTTTTAAAAAACATGCTAAAAATGTTATAACAACTTTCTTATTAAGTAAGATTTGGATTGCTACAGAGGTAAGAGGAGCATTGCATAAAAAGCCTAAAAAAACACATATATTTATTGATGAAGTATTTCAAACTAAAACAGCTATGAAAATGTTAGCCAATGATGATATTTTACCTCAAACAAGAAAATTTGGGTGTAAATTTATATTTAGTTGTCAAGGAACGGAACAAATAAATATACTTATAGATACGCTTATAGATGCAGGAACTTCATTTATGTTTTTAACAGGTACTAGTGAGAAAGATTTTGAAAAGTTTAAAAATAAATTAGGAGATTTTGAATTTGATGATTTGAAAAATATGGAGCAATATAGTAGTTTAAATTTAATTTATTATAGTGGTGGATATTCTAGTTTTATATCAAAATTACCAAAACCAATAAAATAATTATCATAAATAAAAAGCACTATTAATAAGTTATGTTAGGAACATTTTTAAGAGGAGAATTTTAATGAGTGAAGAAGATAGATTAAAAGAAATTAGTGAATCTTTAAAAATAATTGCAGATAGTACTAAGCTAAAACCAAAGAAAACAAGTAATATAATAGCAATTGGATGGCTATTTATAGGTATAATTTCTTTATATGCATTGTATGAAGTATATAAAGTATTTTGTAGATAAGGACCAGGAGTTATAATCCTGGTCTTTTTTGGTAGCTTCATTTTAATTAAATTTATAAATAAATTTCCTTAATCCTTCCCTTGTTTTTATCAATTCTTCCCTTGCTTCCCTTGTTTCCCTCACGCTTTCCCTTAATAATAAAATAAACATAGATAACATAAAATACAAAATCCCCTGCAATCCTTTAAAACACTATAATTAAGATATAATAGGACAAGCCTAGATACATATAAATTTGTACCCTTTCCAAGTTATTAGTGGTATAGGCTTTTTAGGTGCAGGTACAATAATAGTAGTTGGGAAAAATCAAGTTAAGGGACTTACAACAGCAGCTGGACTTTGGGCATGCGCTTGCATGGGACTAGCTATTGGAATAGGGTTTTATGAAGGTGCTATTATAACATGTATATTTTTAATGGGGGTAGTCACTGGACTTCATAAACTTGATGAATATATGCAAACACATTCTAAAACTATTGATATTTATGTTGAACTTGAGGATATTAAAGGGGTTATGAACTTTATGACCTGCGTTAAAAAAGATGGAACTCAAATATTTAATGTTGAAATTAAGAATAAAAATAGTGATGTAAAAGTTATTGCACTAGCTATGACATTAAAGCTTAATCAAAGCTGTGATCATATGGAATATATTTTACAACTTCATCATATAGAAGGAGTTTGCATGGTTGAAGAACTGATATAGACTTTTTTAAAATTAATGGGAAATTTAATTTTTGAAATTTCCCATTAATAATTTTAAAAAATTAAATAATGCTTAAAAATAAACATTATTTTTTATATAATTAAATGGAAGTATATTGACTTAGGGGGAAACTATAAATGAAAAAAACATTAAATATTGCTCATAGAGGTTTTAGTGGAGTATATCCAGAAAATACAATGCTTGCTTTTGAAAAAGCTATAGAAGTTGGCTGTGATGGAATAGAAACGGATGTCCAATTAACTAAGGATGGTTTTCTAGTAATATGCCATGATGAACAACTTGACAGAACTACAACAGGTACAGGATTAATTAAAGATTTTACATTAAAAGAATTAATGAATTTTGATGCTGGAATAAAATTTGGTGAAGAATTTAAAGGATTAAAAATTCCAACATTAGAAGAATTCTTAAAGTATGTTAGTGATAAGAATATTATTATAAATATAGAAATTAAAAACAGCATAGTTGATTATGAAAATATAGAAGAAATAACTTATGATTTAATCAAAAAATATAAGCTAGAAGAAAGAATCATAGTATCTACATTTAATCATTACTCTGTAAGACGATGTATAAGACTAGATAAAACTATAAAAACAGGCGTATTATACTATGATTGTATATTTGAACCTCATAATTATGTTAAAATGGTTGGTGGAAATGCCCTTCATCCAGAATATCATAGTGTAAATAAAGAAATTGTTGAAAAAGCACATGATAATAATTTGGAAGTTAATGTTTATACAGTTAATGATAAAGACGACATGAAAAGAATGATGGATTTAGGAGTAGATGCTATCATAACCAACTACCCTAATGTATTAAAGGAATTAATTATTTTATGATTGAAAAGAAGATAATGATGGTATACTATGAATTGAAGGAAAAAGTTTACACATAATATAAAAAGTTAATATTATAATTCTATTAAATATACAAAGGTAGGTGATTAAGAGTCAGCCAATATAAGAATGGGTTGATTAATAGCGTATGAATGATTTAATGTTATACTTAAGAGAAGTTAATATGGCTTCAATAATTCTAAGGCTTACTTTAGCAACACTTTGTGCAGGAATTATTGGTGCAGAAAGAGGAAGAAAAAATAGACCTGCAGGATTTAGGACACATATTTTAGTTTGTATTGGTGCCACACTCATTATGATAACAAGTCAATATATGAGAGATGTTCTTCATAGTACTGGAGATATAACTAGATTGGGTGCACAAGTTATTAGTGGTATAGGCTTTTTAGGTGCAGGTACAATCATAGTAGTTGGAAAAAATCAAGTTACAGGTCTTACAACAGCAGCTGGTCTTTGGGCATGTGCATGTATGGGTTTAGCCATTGGAATAGGTTTTTACGAAGGTGCAATTATAGCATGTATATTTATGCTTGCTGTAGTTACAGGACTTCATAAATTAGATTTATATTCAAGAACTCACTCTAGGATCATGGATGTCTATACAGAACTTAGAGATATTAAAGGGGTTGCTAATTTTATGAAAACTGTACAAGCTGATGGAACTAAGATATCTAATATTGAAGTAAAAAAAGCCACTACGAATAAAGATGATCGTATAATAGCTTTAACAATGACATTAAAGTTATCTCAAAAATGCAATCATTCAGATTATACTCTTCAACTTCATAATATTGAAGATGTATGCTGTGTAGAAGAGATAATATAATAATAGAATATCTATTTTACATAAAAACATATTTTCTAATAGTTTTTGATATTTTTGTATAATATAATATACAAAATTCAATTTATTTAACTTGATACAATATTTTTATTGTTAAATTATATATTAAATGGTAAAATAATCTTTGGGTGGTATCTTAATAGAACCTCACCAGAGTTTTATCATTTCATTTAAATTATACAACTCATATCTGTATGAATGAGATTGAATTAGGATGTTGTATCACACTTAATTTTAGGAGGTGGTACTATTAATATTGGATTTATTGGTCCTGGGAAGGTAGGTGTATCTCTTGGACGCTACTTTACTCATAAAGGGCTTAATGTAATCGGTTTTTATGGAAGAGATTTAGAGAATACTATGAAAGCGGCTAATATTACTAAATCAAAAGTTTATTCTTCGTTAAAAGATATTATCGAAGAAAGTAATATATTATTTATTACAACACCTGATGACACAATTTCAATTATAGATACTGAAATATCTAACTTTAATCTTAATTTAAAAAACAAATCTATTTGTCACACTAGTGGCTCATTATCATCAAATCTATTAAGTAATGTAAAACATTCTGGTGCATTGACCTATTCTATACACCCAATATATGCATTTTCAAATCAAAATACTAATTTAAAGGATTTAGAAACAATTTATTTTTCAATTGAAAGTAATAATGTTGATGAAAAGTGTGAAATAATAGCTCTTATGAAATCCTTAAATAATAAATATTTTATAAGAAATATAGAGTCATCTTCATCATATCATTTAGCAACTGTATTGGTTTCTAACTTAGTTTTATCGTTATTGCAAATAGGTACAAACTATTTTGAGGAATTTGGATTAAGTGAAAAAGAATCTCTTGAGGCTTTAAAGCCATTGATAAACGGTAATATTAATAATATTTTTGAAAATGGATTTGTTAAATCTTTAACAGGACCGGTATCAAGAGGTGATATTATACCTATAAAAAAACATCTCTCTTCAATAAATAAAGATCATAAAGAGATCTATAAAAAATTATCACTTAATCTATTAAATTTAGTTGCATTAAAAGAAAAAACTAATACTTTAAATAATTTTAATGAAGACTTTGCACTTAAAGATTTAATTCATAATTCAAATGAATATAAAAAAGTGTATGAAATTTTAGGGGGAATAGAGTAATGAAAAATACAATAGCAACATTTCAAGAATTTAAAAATAAAGGTAAAAAAATAAGTATGCTTACTGCTTATGATTATTCCATGGCTAAAATCATTGATGAGAGTGGTATAAATGGAATTTTAATTGGCGATTCTTTAGGAATGGTTATAAAAGGAGAAGAAGATACACTTTCAGTAACTGTTGATGAGATAATATATCATACAAAGTCTGTAAAAAAGGGGGCAAAGAATGCTTTAATAGTAAGCGATATGCCATTTCTTTCTTATCATACTTCTGTTGAAGAAGCAGTTAAAAATGCTGGAAAAATGATAAAGGAAGGTGGTGCAAATGCTGTTAAACTTGAAGGTGGAGCTAGTGTAATTAAACAAATTAAAGCAATAGTAGATGCACAAATACCTGTAATGGGGCACTTAGGTTTAACTCCTCAATCTGTAAATGCATTTGGTGGATTTAAAATACAAGGCAAAAGTGAAGAGGCGGCTAAAAGACTTATAGAAGATGCAAAACTTATAGAAGATGCTGGAGCATTTGCAATAGTACTTGAATGTGTTCCTAAAAAGGTTGCAGAAATTATAACAAAAGAAATTTCTATTCCAACAATAGGAATAGGTGCTGGAAATGAGTGTGATGGTCAAATTCTAGTGTATCAAGACATGCTAGGAATGTTTGATGACTTTATACCTAAATTTGTTAAACAATATGCAAATTTAGGAGCTCAAATGAGGGAAGCAATTCAAATCTATATTGGAGAAGTTGGAGAAGGATCGTTTCCACAAGATAAACATAGTTTTAAGATAGATGAAAAAGAATTGCAAAAGTTATATTAGGAGTAGGTGGTATAAATTATGTTAACAAAGGAAATTTGTGAAATAAGAAAAGTAATTAAAGATTGGAAAAAGGAAGAATTAAGCATTGGTTATGTACCTACTATGGGTTTTTTACATGAAGGCCATGAAAGTTTAATAAAAAGAGCCGTAAAAGAAAACGATAAAGTAGTTGTTAGTATATTTGTTAATCCAACTCAATTTGGACCTAATGAAGATTATGATAGTTATCCTAGAGATATAAATAAGGATTTAGAATTATGTAAAAATGCTGGAGCTAGTATAGTATTTAACCCAAGTCCTGAGGAAATGTATTTTGATAATAATTCTACAAGTATAGGTGTTTCAAGTCTTACCAATGTACTTTGTGGCTTAAAAAGGCCAGGACATTTTGATGGAGTTTGTTTAGTTGTTTCAAAGTTTTTTAATATAATTACGCCAGATAGAGCTTATTTTGGACAAAAGGATGCTCAACAAGTAGCTGTTATAAAAAGAATGGTTAGAGATTTAAATATGGATATTGAAATAGTACCATGTCCTATTATTCGAGAAGAGGATGGACTAGCTAAAAGCTCAAGGAATACTTATCTTTCACAAAAAGAAAGAAATGCAGCATTAATACTAAATAGAAGTCTTTTAAAAGCTAAAGAAACATTAGAAAATGGAGAAAGAAAAGCTAATATAGTTAAAAATATAATAAAAGATTCAATAAACAGTGAACAGTTAGCCAAAATAGATTATGTTGAATTAGTTGACAACAATTCGCTAGAAAATATTGAATTTATAGACAGAGATATTTTAGTGGCTATAGCTGTTTATATAGGTAAAACAAGGCTTATAGATAATTTTACATTTAGTATATAAAATAGTCTTTATTTTTAATATTTAATTTATATATTATAAGTAAAATAAAACAATAAATATAATATCACTTCACTTATTTTATATACCACAATTCTTAAAATATAGTATAAGTTTAAGTAATAGTTTGAAAACTAGGGGGATTAAAATGATACTTAATATGTTAAAAGGAAAGATACACAGAGCAACAGTAACTCAGGCTGATCTTAATTATATGGGGAGTATAACTATAGATAAAACTTTAATTGATGCTGCTGGAATTTTAGAAAATGAGAAAGTACAAATTGTTGATAATAACAATGGTGCAAGACTTGAAACTTATGTTATTCCTGGAAAAAGAGATTCAGGCATAATATGTTTAAATGGAGCTGCTGCAAGACTAGTACAACCTGGTGATGAGATTATAATAATAGCTTATGCTCAAATAATAGAAAGCGAAGCTAAGACATATAAACCTAAAGTTGTATTTGTAAATGATGATAATACAATAAAAGAAATTACAAATTATGAATTTAATGAATAAAATGATATGTAAATTCAAAATATATAATAGGTCTTAAAACCACCTGTAATTTATATAAATAATTAACCACTATAACTGCTTGTTTTATTAAATAAGCAGTTATTTTTATTTAGCAACCATATGAGTATTAATAGTATGTAGTTAATTATATGCGTTAAAAGATCATAAGTTAGTATTTATAATATATAAAATAATTTTCAATATGTATAAATATATAATTTTAACTAAAAATATAAATTAGATTATAGTTAGAGTTCTATACTTAAGATTTTTAAATATTAAACAATATATTTGAAAATTACTATTAAAATAAATACTAACCATTGCTTTATATAAGAAAAAGAAATTTTACAAAAAGAAAATATATAAAATCAACTTTTTGAGAGGAGAAAAATCATATATGTTTATTCCTAAAAGAATATTATTTGAAAAGGGAAGTTTAGATTATGAAATGGGTCAAAGTATATATAATACATTTAAAGATAATAAAAATGTTGAGGTTATAAATATAAGTGGAAATAGGGTGAAACAACATATTCCAGGAGATGATACTTATAGTTATTATAGAGAAGGTAAAAATACCTTAGTAGTTGGAATTAAAAAGAGTTTTAAATTTCAGTCATGTAAACCATCAGCGCACTATCAATTGCCTCTTCTCTCTGGATGTACAGGGCATTGTGAATATTGTTATCTTAATACTAACTTAAGTACTAAACCGTTTGTTAAAGTTAATGTAAACATAGATGATATATTAAATCAAGCCAAGAAACATATTGTTGAGAGAAGTCCTGAGATAACAATATTTGAAGGTGCGGCTACTTCAGATCCTATACCAGTAGAACCATATACTCATTCTTTAGAAAAAGCTATTGAATTTTTTGCAAATGAAGAAAAAGGTAAATTTAGATTTGTAACTAAATATAATGATGTAGATACACTTTTGAATATAGATCATAAAGGAAAGACAGAGATTAGATTTACTCTAAATACGAATAAAGTAATAAATGATTTTGAAAATAGAACATCTTCTTATGATTTAAGACTTGAAGCCTGTGAAAAAGTTGCAAAAGCACAGTATCCAATTGGATTTATAATAGCTCCAGTATTTTTATATGAAAATTGGAAAGAAGATTACAATGAACTTCTGATAAAATTACATGATAAGATGCCTAAGGATTTAAAATATCCATTATCATTTGAAGTTATAACACATAGATATACTACAAGAGCGAAAAATGTTATAAATGAAGTATTTCCTGATAATACTTTACCAATGAATGATGAAGAACGTAAATATAAGTACGGTCAATTTGGATATGGAAAATATGTTTATACTAAAGAACAGCTAGAAGAGGTTAAATCATTTTTTACAATTAAAATAAATGAATTGTTTGAAAATAGTGTTATAAAGTATATTATTTAAAAGAAAGTCTTCCATTTTATTTTGGAAGGCTTTTTTAATCTTTATGTTTAGAATTTTTATAAATTATGTTATTTAGTTATAGGGATAATAATTATTATTTTAGGTTTACTTGTAGTTTTTAATGTTTTAAACAATGAATTACTATTAACAATAGTGTTAATATTTTAGTTTTATATTTATATAATAAAACTCATATTATTTAAATAGAGTAATTTTTAAGTTAATTTTGATTACTGGTTCCCCCTGTGATAAAATAAGACTTGATTTTAAGTTTTAAAATTAGGTAAAAATATTTAATTTTTTATACCTAATTAAAAGGAGGAAATTATTATGGCTTTAACGCCAATGATGGTAGAGTACATGAAAACAAAAGAAGAATATAATGATTGTATTCTATTTTATAGATTAGGTGACTTTTATGAGATGTTCTTTGATGATGCACTAACTGTATCTAGAGAGCTTGAACTTGTTTTAACAGGGAAAAATTGCGGACTTGAAGAAAGAGCACCAATGTGTGGTATTCCACATCATGCAGCAGCTGCATACATTCCAAGACTTGTTACTAAAGGATATAAGGTTGCTATATGTGAACAACTTGAAGATCCCAAGCAAAGCAAAGGAATAGTAAAAAGAGGAGTTGTAAAAGTAATAACTCCTGGAACATTTATAGACAGTAATTCTAATTTAGAAAATGATAATACATATTTAATGGTAATATCTGAACATGAAGATAAATTTGGAATAGCAATGTCTGATATAAGTACTGGTGAATTTAAAACAACGTCTTTTAATAATATTAAGATGAGCTTATTAGATGAAATTTCAAAGGTTTCTCCAAAAGAAATACTAGTTGATAATAATATAAGCGAAGATTTATTAGAAGAAATAAACAATGTACTTCCTGTTCTTATAACTAAAAAAGATTTTAATGAGTTTTTAGTTTCAAAAGAAGAACTTATAGAGCAGTTTTCAGACTTAGAAGTGAGTGGTTTAACAATAGAAAGAGAAATTCCAAGTAAAGTACTTCTTAAATATATAAATGAAACTCAAAAGATGAGTTTAACGAATATCAATTTATTAGAACAATATGAAATTATAAATTATATGACCATAGATGGAAATTCAAGAAGAAACTTAGAACTTACAGAAAGTATAAGAGAAAAAACTAAAAAAGGATCTCTTCTTTGGGTTCTTGATAAAAGTGCAACTTCTATGGGGGGAAGAACTTTAAGAAAATGGATAGATGAACCTCTTATAGTTAAAGACGAAATAGAAAAAAGATTAAGTGGAGTTGAAGAAGTATTTAATTCAATAGGTTTCAATGAAGACTTAAGAAGCGCATTAAAAGAAATTTATGATATTGAAAGAATTGTAGGAAAAATATCAAATAAAAATGTTAATGCTAAGGATTTGTTGTCTCTTAAATCATCTTTAGATAAACTTCCATGCATTAAAAAACTTTTAAAAGATACTAGTTCTGAATTGTTAAAGGGATACTATGAAAATTTAGACGAATTGATTGATGTAAGAGATCTATTAAATGATTCTATTAAAGAAGATCCTGGTTTAGGATTAAAAGAAGGAAACATAATAAAAGATGGATATAATAATTTAGTAGATGAATTACGTCAAAGCAAACTTCACGGAAAAGAATGGATTGCTGCTCTTGAAAATAGAGAACGTGAATTTACAGGTATTAAGTCTTTAAAAGTTGGTTATAACAAGGTATTTGGATACTATATAGAAATAAGTAAATCAAATTATAACTCTATTCCAGAAGGTAGATATATAAGAAAGCAAACATTAGCTAATGCTGAAAGATTTATAACTGAAGAACTTAAAGTTATGGAAGATAAAATTCTAGGTTCTGAAGAAAAACTTATTAATTTAGAATATTCTATATTTGTTGAAATAAGAGATAAAATTGAAAAAGAAATAAGCAGATTAAAAAAGAGCGCTAGGATAATATCAGATTTAGATGGTATTTCAACTTTAGCTTTAGTTGCTTTAGAAAATGATTATATTAAACCTGAAATAAATACAAATGGATTAATTAAAATAACTGATGGAAGACACCCTGTAGTTGAAAAAGTGATTGGAAAGGGCGATTTTGTATCAAATAATACTGCATTAAATCAAACTGATAAGGAATTACTTCTTATTACAGGACCTAACATGGCTGGTAAATCTACGTATATGAGACAGGTAGCACTTATAACATTGATGGCTCAAATGGGTTCATTTGTACCTGCAACTAGTGCAAACATATCTATCTGTGATAAGATTTTTACAAGAATAGGAGCATCTGATGATTTAGCAGGTGGAAAGTCTACATTTATGGTTGAAATGTGGGAAGTTTCTAATATTTTAAAAAATGCTACAAGTAATAGTTTAGTTTTACTTGATGAAGTTGGAAGAGGAACTTCAACTTATGATGGACTTTCAATTGCTTGGTCTGTTATTGAATATATAACTAAAAATAAAAATTTAAGATGCAAAACTTTATTTGCAACTCATTATCACGAACTTGTTAAACTTGAAGGGATTTTACCTGGAGTTAAAAATTACTCTGTAGCAGTTAAAAAGTTAAAAGATAGTGTAGTATTTTTAAGAAAAATAGTAGAGGGCGGTGCAGATGAATCTTACGGTATAGAAGTTGCAAAGCTTGCAGGACTTCCTGAGAATGTTATTAATCGTGCCAGAGAAATTCTTGAGGATTTAGAAAGTAAAAATACCTTTGATATAAATAAATTATCATCATGTTCAATGGTTTCAAATAACACAAAAGAAATTGCTGCTGATTCTATTAAAAATGAAGAGGATAAAGTTATTTCTAATGCACAAAATATAGATGTAAATGAAACTAATTGTAACTATAATGAAGAGAAAATATTAAAAATTGAAACTCAAAATTCAGAATATGAAGAAACTATAAAATTTTTGAAATCTGAAATAAAAGAGTTACAAGAATCAAATAAAAAACACAATAAAAAGCATAAAGATGCTTCTAATGACAATATGCAAATTAACTTTGAAGTTATGGAAAAAGAAAATTTTATAAAAGAGATTAGTGATGTAGACATATTAAATCTTAACCCTATGGAAGCTATGAACACTTTATATAAAGTAGTTACAGATGCAAAAAAACTTCAATAAAAATGATAAATAGGAGATAACTTTATGAATTGTGGTTGTGGTATTCCTTTAGAATGTCCAAAATGCAAAGAAAAGCTACTTAGAAAGCGTAAAATAGATGGAGCATATATAATAATAGAGAGGTTTTGTCCAAATTCCAAATGTGACTATATAATTAGAGAAGCTAAAATTTTTAATGATGATGTAAATTAAAATATAATAGTTTATTATAAGAGTACTTAAATTCTTCTGATATAATCAGTTGATTTTAAGTACTCTTTTTTATAAAAATTAATACTTTATGGAATTATATATTTGCATGTGTTTGATTTTTATAATAAAACACAAAATATATGTATTCACATTTTATATAATAGTAATTTGCAATTTAACTTATAATTTAAAAATAAAAAAACTTTCAATGTAAACATTGACAATACATATACGTATAAGTTATTATTTAAATACAACATGTACGTATATGTATTAAGAGGGAGGGAAAAATAATGTCTAAATATAATAAGGAAGTTAAAGAATTATTAAAATACATTGGTGGAAAAGAAAATGTAAGTGCTGTATCACATTGTGCAACAAGAATGAGATTTGTTTTAAATGATACATCTATTGCAGACGAAGAAAAAATTAAAAAAATTAAATTTGTTAAGGGTACATTTACTCAAGCAGGGCAATTTCAGGTTATTGTTGGAAACGATGTAGCAGAATTTTATAATGAGTTCACTGCATTAGCTGGAATTGATGGTGTAAGCAAAGACAACTTAAAAAGTTCAGCTAAATCAAATATGAATATTGTTCAAAGAATGATGGCTAATATAGCAGAAATATTTTCACCTTTAATCCCTGCAATTATAGTAGGAGGACTTATATTAGGTTTTAGAAATATCATAGGTGATATTAAGATGTTTGAAAACGGTACAAAGACTCTTATTGAAATATCACAATTCTGGGCAGGAACACATGGCTTTTTATGGTTAATAGGCGAAGCAATATTCCACTTCTTGCCTGTTGGAATCACATGGGCTGTAACTAAGAAAATGGGAACAACTCAAATACTTGGTATAGTACTAGGTATTACATTAATGTCACCGCAACTTTTAAATGCTTATGCTGTTGCAGGGGCTGATTCAATTCCATTTTGGGATTTTGGTTTTGCAAAAATAGATATGATTGGTTATCAAGCACAAGTTATACCTGCTATTTTAGCTGGATTTGTACTAGCATATCTTGAAAAAGGAGTTAGAAAAATAGTTCCTTCTTCAATATCAATGATATTTGTACCATTTTTTGCTTTAGTACCAACTGTTTTAATAGCACATACTGTTCTTGGACCTATAGGTTGGGCGATTGGTTCTTGGGTTTCAGCAGTAGTTTATGGTGGATTAACATCAGCATTTGGAAGTATATTTGCTGCAATATTTGGATTCCTTTATGCACCACTTGTTATAACTGGATTACATCATATGACTAATGCAATAGACTTACAATTAATGGCTGAATTTGGTGGTACAGCTTTATGGCCAATGATAGCTTTATCAAATATAGCTCAAGGATCAGCTGTTTTAGCCATGATTTATCTTCAAAGAAAAAATGAAGAGGAAAAACAAATAGCAATTCCAGCATGTATATCAGCTTACTTAGGTGTAACTGAACCAGCATTATTTGGTATTAATATAAAATATAGATTCCCATTCATATGTGGAATGATAGGTTCAGCTATAGCTGCTGTAATATCTGTATCAACTGGAGTAATGGCAAACTCTGTAGGAATTGGTGGATTACCTGGTATTTTATCAATTAAACCACAACATATGCTTATGTTTGCAGTAGCAATGATAATAGCTATAGTAGTACCTTTTATGTTAACTTTAATAATTGGAAAGAAAAAATTAAGCTAATAAATAATAATTTTAAATTGGAGGAATTAGCAGTATGAAAGACTTTAAAAAAAGTACTGTTTATCAAATATATCCTAAATCATTTAATGATTCAAATGGAGATGGAATAGGCGATTTAATTGGAGTAATAAATAAACTAGATTATTTAGAGGAATTAGGGATTGATTATATTTGGCTTACTCCTTTTTATGTATCACCACAAAAAGATAATGGCTATGATGTAGCTGATTATTACAATATAGATCCTTTGTTTGGAAGTAATGAAGACTTTGATAGACTTGTTAAGGAAGCTAAAAAAAGAAATATTAATATAATGCTTGATATGGTGTTTAATCATACTTCAACAGAGCACAAATGGTTTAAGAATGCCCTAAATGGAGAGAAAAAATTTAAAGACTTCTATATATTTAAAAAAAGCAAAGATGGAAATCCACCAACTAATTGGCAATCAAAATTCGGAGGAAATGCTTGGGAATATATAGATAAATTTGATGAATACTATTTGCATTTATTTGATAAAACACAAGGAGATTTAGATTGGACTAATTCAGAAGTTAAAAACGAGATATACAAAATAGTAAACCATTGGATAAATAAAGGTGTTAAAGGATTTAGATTCGATGTTATAAACTTAATTTCAAAACCTGAAAAATTTGAAGATGATACTATAGGTGATGGAAGAAGATTTTATACAGATGGACCTAATATACATAAATATTTAAAGGAATTAAATAACAATACTTTCGGTAAATATAACGATATAATAACAGTTGGAGAAATGTCCTCTACAACTATAGATAATTGTATTAAATATTCAAATCCCAATGAAAAAGAATTATCTATGGTATTTAACTTTCATCATTTAAAAGTAGATTATGATAATGGTGATAAATGGACACTTATGAATTTTGATTTTAAATTACTAAAATCTATCTTCAAGGAATGGCAAGAAGGTATGGAGCATGGAAATGGTTGGAATGCAGTATTTTGGTGTAACCATGATCAGCCAAGAATAATTTCTAGATTTGGAAATACCGATAAGTATCATAAAGAAAGTGGAAAGATGCTTGGAACTTGTATTCATATGATGAGAGGAACACCATATATTTATCAAGGTGAAGAATTTGGAATGACAAATCCTAATTTTAATTCAATAGATGAATATAGAGATGTTGAATCTAAAAATTATTATAATATTTTAAAAGAAAATAATGTTGATGAAGAAGAAATATATAAGATATTAGCATGCAAATCAAGAGATAATTCAAGAACACCTATGCAGTGGAATGATAAAGACAATAGTGGATTTTCAACAGTCGATCCTTGGATACCAGTTGGAAAGTCTTATAAAGAAATAAATGCAGAAAATGCACTAAAGGATAAGGGATCTATATTCTATCATTATAAAAAACTTATAGACTTAAGAAAAAAATATGATGTTGTTTCAAATGGAACATTTAAAATGATACTTGAAGAACATGACAAAGTATTAGCTTATACAAGGCAATATAAAAATACAAAATTAATAGTTTTAAATAATTTTTATAATGAAGATACACAAGTATTATTACCTCAAGATCTTTTAGGTGATGATTGTAGAATACTAATTTCAAATTACGAAGATAGTATGGATTTAAATGATAAAATTTTACTTAGACCATATGAATCTATTGTTTATATTGTTGAGAATTAAGTATATATTATGTTAAAATATTTATGGTGATAAATTATGGGTAGCAAATATTTTAATATATATAGTGAAATTGCAAATAAAATAGAATCTGGAATATATAAAGCAAATGATGAAATTTCTTCAGAAAGTGATCTTATGAAAGAATATAAAGTTTCTAGAGATACTGCAAGAAAAGCACTAACTTTACTTGAGGAAAATGGATATATACAAAAGATTAAAGGTAGACGATCTTTTGTATTAGATATAAATAAATTTGACTTTCCTGTATCTGGTGTAGTTAGTTTTAAAGAAATTGCAGATAAACTTGGACCAAATTCTAAAACTAAAGTTGAAGTTTTAGAATGTATTCAACCAAATGAAAGTATGAGCAAAAAACTATAATTAAGTTCAAAGGATAAGGTTTGGAAAATAATAAGATCTAGAAGTATTGCAGATGAAAAAATAATCTTAGATAAGGATTATTTAGCAAAAAAATATGTTGAAAATATAACTGAAGAAATATGTGAAGAATCTATTTATAAGTATATTGAAGATGAACTTGGACTAAAAATAGCTTATGCAAAAAAAGAAATAACAGTTCAATTTGCAACAGAAGAAGACAAAAAATATTTAGATATGAAAAATTTTAATATGATTGTTGTTGTAAAAAGTTATACTTACTTAGATGATACCAGTTTATTTCAATATACTGAATCTAGACATAGACCTGATAAGTTTAAATTTGTAGATTTTGCAAGAAGACGTAAATAAAAATTAGAATGATTTATTAAGTGATAAAAACTCTTAGGTATTATTTTCAGAAATATAACCTAAGAGTTTTTAATTTATATTTATAATTTAGATTTGTTATTAGCAATTAAATTGGATATAATACATTTGAAGAAACTTATAAATAGAAATTAAATATCTAAATATACATGCAATATGTTATATTAGATTTACTTATAAATTAGAGACTTACAAAGGGGGTGCACAATATGAAAAGAATTAATATATTAAATGAAGATACAGCTAATAAAATTGCAGCAGGTGAGGTAGTAGAAAGACCCGCATCAGTAGTAAAGGAATTAGTGGAAAATGCTATAGATGCAAATTCTAAGAATATATTAATAGAAATAGAAGAGGGTGGAAGTTCTTTAATAAGAATTATTGATGATGGAGATGGGATTTACAAAGAAGATATAGAGAAAGCCTTTTTACCTCATGCCACAAGTAAGATAAAAGAGTCTGAAGATATATATAGTATTAACACATTAGGTTTTAGGGGAGAAGCTCTTCCATCTATTGCATCGGTAGCTAGAGTTAATTTGAAAACAAAACAAGAAACTGAAGAATGTGGATATGAAATTACAATAGAAGGTGGAAAATTTTCAGAAGTTACAGAGTGTGGAGTTAACAAAGGAACTATAATGGAAGTAAGGGACTTATTTTTCAATGTTCCAGCAAGAAAAAAGTTTCTTAAAACAACATCTAAAGAGTCATCTTTAATTAATGATATTATAACTAGAATAGCTTTATCTAACCCTAATATTAGTTTTAAGCTATTTAATAATGGGAAAAAGATTATTCATACATATGGTAATGGCAACATGAAAGATGTTATAAGAACTATATATGGCAAAAGTATAGTTGAAAATGTATTATATTTTGAAGATACATCTGATATAGCTACTATTTATGGTTATGTTGGAAAAGAGGATATTGCTAGAGGGTCTAGAAATAATCAAAGTATTTTTGTAAATAGCAGATATATAAAGAATAGAAGTTTAGGAATTGCAGTAGAGCAAGCATTTAAATCATTTTCTACTGTAAGTAAATTTCCTTTCTTTATATTATTTATAGAAATATATCCTGAATATATAGATGTGAATATTCATCCAACTAAATCAGAAGTAAAATTCAATGATGAACGTTTCATTTTTAAAAGAATATTTAGTGCTGTTCATACATCTTTAAAAGAAGAAGTTTTTAATACATTTTCAATACCAGAAGAAGAAAAAGAAGCAACTATTAAAAATTCTAATTTAAATATTGAGGAAATAACCTTTAAAATTGAAGAAGAACAAGAAAAAGTTAAGCTTAATACTAATCATTTATCACAAAAGAACATATGTTCTACACTCGGAAATAATAGCATAAATAAGCATATTTATGATGAAAAACACAAAATAGAAACTGATATTCACAATAATATTCCTTTAAATGTTAATATTCCAGTTGATTTAAAATGTGATCATATTAGATTAGAAGAAGATAATAATAGTAATTCTGATAAACAAATAATTAGTGAGAATAATGAAGCAAAGTATGAAACATCTTATACATCTAAATCTAATCAGTATGAAAATAGCTGTAAATGTGAAACTGATAATGAAAGTAAACTAAACGTAATAAAAACATCAGACTTAGCAAAAGAAAAAATTCCTAAGTTTCCTGCTATAAAAATTATTGGTCAATATAATAAAACATATATATTAGGTGAGTATGCAGGAACTCTTTATATGATAGATCAACACGCAGCTCATGAAAAAATAATGTTTGAAAAATATTTAAATGATATAAATTGTGGAGATATAATAATACAGCCACTTATGATACCAACAGTAATTGATTTAAGTATGGATGATTATTCGTATTTCGAAGAAAATAAAGATGTATTTAAAGAAGCTGGCTTTACTATTGAAGAATTTGGTGGCACATCTATATCATTAAAAGAAGTACCTTATTTTCTAGGTAAACTAAAACCTAAGAATTTGTTTTTAGAAATATTAGATAATCTTAAAAATTTAGGATCAGGTAAAACTACTGAAGTTAAATATAATGCTATAGCAACTAAAGCATGTAAATCAGCAGTAAAAGGAAATGATTCTTTAGATGAGCTAGAGATGGTTAAATTAATAGAAGAGTTAAGATATATAGATGATCCCTTCCATTGTCCTCATGGAAGACCAACTATTATTCAATTTACTAGTACAGATATAGATAAAAAGTTTAGGAGGATTGTTTAAACAATGAAACAAAAGATTTTAGTTCTTGGAGGTCCTACGGCTGTTGGGAAAACGGAACTTTCAATAAAACTTGCTGAAAAATTAAACGGAGAGATAATATCCGCAGATTCAATGCAAATATACAAGAATATGGATATAGGTTCAGCTAAAGTTACAAAAGAAGAGATGAGAGATATAAATCATCATATGATAGACATTGTTTCTCCAGAAGAGGAATTTTCAGTTGCAGATTTTAAAAATATAGGTGAAAAAGCAATAAAAGAAATTATAGCTAAGGAAAAACTTCCTATGATAGTTGGAGGTACAGGACTTTATATAAATTCTTTAACTTGTAATGTTACCTTTACAGAATCTGAAAAAGATGATGAGTATAGAACTTATCTAGAATCACTTGCAGAAGCTAATGGTAATAACTATGTTCATGAAATGCTTAAAGAAATAGATGAAATAAGTTATAGAGATATACATCCTAACAATAGAAAAAGAGTAATAAGGGCCCTTGAAGTTTTTAAAATTTCAGGAAAGCCATTTAGTTCATATAATGTAGGCGATGATTTCTATAAAACAGATTATGATGTATTTTATTATGTATTAACTATGGATAGAGAAAAATTATATAATAGGATTAATGAAAGAGTAGATATTATGATTGAAAATGGGCTTATTGATGAGTGCATAGAACTAAAAAAACTTGGATACACTTCAAGTATGCAGTCTATGCAAGGAATAGGGTATAAAGAGATACTTTATTATTTAGATAAAAAAATATCATTAGATGAAGCTGTTAATTTGATAAAGCAAGGTTCAAGAAATTATGCTAAAAGACAATTGACTTGGTTTAGAAGAGATCCTAGATGTACTTTTTTAGATAAGGATGTTTTATCTGATGAGGAAATATTAAGTAAAATTATTGATGACATAACAAATAACTAGGTTTATAATAGTATAAAGAGAATTAATAAAATGGAGGTAATATGGTTTTATGAATAAGCAACAAAATAATCTACAAGATATATTTTTAAACAGTGCAAGAAAAAATAAAATACCTGTAACAGTATATCTTTCAACTGGTTTTAAATTAAATGGAATTGTAAAGGGCTTTGACAGTTTTACTGTTATTTTAGATTCTGAGGGTAAACAAATGCTTATATATAAACATGCAATAACCACTGTAACTCCAGAGAAACCAATTTTATTTGTAGATAATGAAAGCTAAAATAAATAGGCAATTAATTGCCTATTTATTTTTGAGGAAATATATTTATAATACCTAGGAGGAGAATAGACTGAAATGTTAAAGAAAACAGAAGAATTTCTTATTAATAATTACAATGTTAGTGAGGAAGCATTTAAATTATACAAACAAGCTCTAAAAGAAACAAAAGATATCTTTGAAGAGTACGATGAAATAAGAGAATTTAATCAACTTAAAGTATTAAAGGCTTTTCAAGAAGAGAGAATAAGTGAATCACATTTTACTAATACAACTGGATATGGTCTCGATGATTTTGGAAGAGATACTTTAGATAGAGTTTATGCTAGAATATTTAAAGCAGAATTGGGATTAGTTAGACCAAACTTTGTAAGTGGAACCCATGCTATCGGTGCTGCTATGATGGGAAATGTAAGACCAGGTGATAAAATACTATGCGTTTCAGGAATGCCTTACGATACACTTTTAGGGGTATTAGGACTTGCTGATAAAAAAACTAAAGGCTCATTAGATGAATATAATATAAAAACAGATGTTATTGAATTAGATGAGAATGGAAAATTTAAATTTGCTAAAATTAAAGAAACATTAAAAAATGATAAATCTATAAAGCTAATACATATACAAAGAAGCACAGGATATGCTTCTAGAAAATCTTTCTTAGTTTCAGAAATTGAAGAAGTAATAAAATGCATAAAGGAAGTAAGAGAAGATGTTGTAATATTTGTAGATAACTGTTATGGAGAATTTATAGAAGATATTGAACCAACAGAAGTTGGAGCAGATCTTATGGCAGGATCTCTTATGAAAAATATAGGTGGAGGTATTGCTCCAGGTGGTGGATACATAGTTGGTAAAAAAGAATATGTTGAACAAGCATCTTATAGATTTACTGTTCCTGGAATAGGAGGAGAGTATGGTGCAACTTATGGACTTATGAGAAGTTTATATCAAGGATTATTTTCAGCACCACACGTTTCTATGGAAGCTGTAAAAACAGCAATATTCTGTGCTAAAGCAATGGAGCTTGCTGGATTTAAGGGATTCCCATCATCTACTGATAAAAGAACTGATATAATACAAGCTATAGAATTTGGTGATCCTAAAAAGTTAATTCAATTTTGTAACGGAATTCAAGCAGCTTCACCAATTGATGCATTTGCAGTATGTGAACCATGGGCTATGCCAGGCTATGATAGTGAAATAATAATGGCAGCTGGTGCATTTATATCTGGTTCAACAATAGAATTATCTGCAGATGGTCCAATAAGGGAACCTTATATAGCTTATATGCAAGGTGGTTTGAATTTTGATCATGGCAAAATCGGAATTTTAATAGGACTAAGTAAAGTACTTGAAGTAAAATAACTAAAAATTTTATTAATTTAATTAGTACTGAACATAAAAAAGCTGAAATACTAAATTATAACTTAGTATTTCAGCTAATAAACGTTTCACCACTAATTAAAGTATAAGAATTAATTCAATCCACTAATTTTAATAAAGACTAAATTAGTGGATTGAATTTAATCGATTAAGTTAGTAAGATCTAAATATTCCAACTAATTTGCCTAAAACAGAACAATTATCAACAATTATTGGATTCATAGAATCATTTTCAGGTTGTAATCTTATATGATCTTTTTCTTTAAAAAATCGTTTAATTGTTGCTTCTTCATCTATTAATGCAACAACAATATCTCCGTTCAATGCAGTTTGACAACTTTCAATAATTGCTAAATCATTATCTCTTATTCCTGCATTAACCATACTTTCACCAGACACTCTTAACATAAATAATTCATTATCGTGTTTTATATAATCAAGAGGTATAGGAAATGAATCTTCTATATTTTCAGTTGCTAATATAGGTAACCCTGCTGTAATTTTACCAACTATAGGTATGTTTATCATTTCTTTTTTATCTCTATTATTTTTAACTATTTCTAATGCTCTTGGTTTCGTTGGATCTCTTCTGATTAACCCTTTTTTCTCCAATCGTTTCAAGTGACCATGTACAGTAGAGGTAGATCTTAATGAAACAGCTTCACATATTTCTCTTACTGAAGGTGGATATCCCTTATTTTCTATATATAATTTTAAAAATTCATAAATCTCTGTTTGTCTGTCTTTGCTCTCTATCATTGATATTACACCTCTCTATCTTAGTGTTATTATAACATAGCTTTTATAATATAACAAACTTATGTTCTGTATGTCTAAAATTAAAGTTTAAATTTTAGATTTCATTTGATTTAAATTTATTGTTTTGATATAATATAATGACGATTTCATAATAGAAATGAAGGTGGTTATAATAATGAAAAATAAATATACTGATGATGATTATTGCGATATATATGAAAATAAAATTTGTGATAATTGTGGTAAATGTTTAGAAATAGATGGAGTAGACATTAAAGCTATAAAAATAGAAGAAATTGCAAAAAATAAAGAGGAAAACAAAATGTTGGAAGAAGAATTCCTGAGTAATTTAAAATCATCTCTTAACGAAGAGCAAATAGAAGAATTAGAGGAAAATAATTTAAACTTAAAAGATGCGTATTCTAAATTTATTGAATCTAATGGATTAAATTCTTCTGAATTTTCTATTTCAAAAGAAGAAGAATATGAAGATGCATTTGATCATATTGAATATTTAGATGATAATGAATTGTTTGATGATGAAAATATAGAAGATGTTACTGAAGAAGTATATCCAGGTGTAAGAAAATTCAAAAACAAAGCATAAAAATGTATATATATCCTTTTTTAACACAAACTATTATTGAAATAGTTGTGGAAAAGAGGTGTAACTTTTATGAAAAAGAAATCAATTTTAGCATTAGCATTAATGACTGTAATGTCTACATCGATTTTTATGATTGGATGTAGTAGCACAAATACTGGAGCCACAAGCAATAGTATTAACCATGCTTCAAGCAAAATAAATCAAGGAATTAATGAAGTTGGTCAAGAATTTCATTTTGATACAGCTAAATTTGTAGACAATATGAAGGGTTCAGGATATGATATTACTAATTACTCAGTTGAAGAAAATTTACCTGGATCAGCTGTTGCAACTTCATACAGCCTTGGTAACGATAAAGTATATATTTATCAATACAACACACGTAATGATTTGTATGAAGACATCATGACACTTTCTGAATTGAGTAAACTTGGAATAAGCGATGAATTTTCTAATGTATCTCATTATTATAAACAAGGAAAATTGCTTATAAGATATGAAGGTAGTAATTCTGAAAATTTAAGTCACTTTGATAAGTCATTTGGTAATTTGTTCGTTTAATTTTTTTCGGATGAAATAGCTTTTTATTATAAGTTATTTCATCTTTTTTATTTACTCATTTTAATTTACATAATGTTGATTATGTATTAAAGTCAGTTCTAGTTTTTAAGGAATATGAATATATTGAGTTTTTTTTGGCAAACTAAATTAGAAATATTAATTAGAAATGAGGTGTAAGATTTATGAAAAGAAAATCAATTTTAGCCTTACTAATGGCTACGTTGATATCATGTTCAATGTTTATAGGCTGTGGATCTAATACTTCTAATGAAGCTAAAACAGATATGAAGCAAGCTGGGGAAAATGTCAAGGAAGATGTTAAGGATTTAGGTAATAATGTTAAAGATGCAACAAAAGACGTTGGAGAAACTATAAAATATACAGCGATAAATTTTAAAGATGATGTAGTAAATGCTGGTCATGAACTTAAAGATGCAGTAGATGGAAGCAAAAAGGATTATTTTAAAGGAACAGAGACTGATTATATGGTTGAAAATGATTATGTTAGAGTTTATGAATATGATGATTCCAATAAACTTAATGAGGATATAAAAAGAATATCTACTGATGGGATGACCGTAGAAGGAGCGAACGTAGACTATACTGCTAAACCTTATTATTATAAAAAGGGGAATACTTTAATTGTATATGAAGGAAATAATCCTACATATGTTAATCAATTTAAAGAAACGTTAGGCGAACCTATAAGATAATAAATATTGATTACAGTATAAATATTATGTAAAGTAATTTATTGATAATAAAAAATCTCTATTATGAATGTTAAATTTATAATAGAGATTTTTTATAAATAGGAGAGTATACATTATAATTTTGATAATGGATTTGATTTTACAGCATCTCTTAATGTATCATTATCTACATGAGTATAAATTTGAGTTGTAGAAATGTTTTCATGACCTAATATATTTTGTAAGCTTCTTATATCTACATCTCCATACTTGTACATAAGTGTAGCAGCAGTATGTCTTAATTTATGAGGAGTATATTTCGCATCCGTTAAACCTGCATTTTTCACATGTTTCTTTATCATTATTTCAACTGTCCTTTGATTAATAGGTTTATTATGAGAAGATAAAAATAGAAATTTTTTATATTCTGGCAAAGCCTTTGAATCATCTCTAATTCTCATATAATTCTCGATTGATTTTAAACAAGCTTCATTTAAATAAACAGTACGTTCCTTATTACCTTTACCTATGATTGCTAATATATCATTTCTGATTTTCTCGATAGATATACCACATAATTCAGATAAACGCATTCCACAGTTCAAAAAAAGTGTTAATATACAATAATCTCTAGCATAATTTTTATTATTTTTATCTAATGAAGATAATAAGTGTATACTCTGATCTAATGTTAAATATACAGGCTGTCTTTTATTTATTTTAGGGGATTCTAATTCGGTTGTAGGGTTGTCCACAATTATTTTAGCTTTACCTTGCAAAAATTTAAAATATGATTTTAATGTTGCAACTTTTCTAGCTCTAGCATAAGCGCTATTATTTCTATATTTTTCAATAAAAGACATGAAAGCATAAAGATCTCTTAATTGTATTGATTTTAAAAATTCATCATCTATATCTGTAATATCGATATCTTCAAACTCTATTTTTTTATCTTTAACAATTCCTCTATATAGTTTCATAAATCTGAAAAAAATTGTTAAATCCTTTTTGTAAGCAGCAATTGTATTACTAGATTTATTTTTAATTGTTTCTAAGTAATTTAAAAAATCTATTACAGAATCGGGGAGATCTTTATTTTTAAAAAATTCAATATCATAATTCATTTATTTATCACCATCATTTACTATAATTTAAATCTATTCTTATAAGATTTAAATATATTATACCAATAAATGAATTTTTAATCAATTATTTCGGGAAATGTATATTTCCCGAAATAAAATTAAACGATTTTTAGTGTAAATTTTGATTTTTTTCTAAATTTAAACCTTGGTTTTAATTTCTCTCTTATTAATTTTAAATTATAATTTATATTTTTTATTTTTAACAACCTGTTTAACTTAAATTATTGCCGATAAACCAAATTCTAAACATTTAATTTGTTTACAAAATCCAACTTCTTTTAACCTCAAATGATAATTATTATTTACAAACAAACTCATTCCTCTAGTTGTAAAATTATTACTTTTTTCTAATTATAATTTTAATAAAAACGTAAATTTTACATATATTATAGTAATTAATTTGTATGAAAATTTAAATTTGAATTCCTGTTCAATCTAGCATTTCTACTTTTTAATAATTTTCAAATTTAATTTTCAAAATAGATGTTGGATGAAAATTTGGACAAAAATTGTAGATAAATATATAATTAATATGTATTTATCTACAATTTTTCACATGAAATTAAAAAGTAGATGAATTTTAAAATCATTACACTTATCTATAGATTTTTTTCAATAATATTTTATTTATATAACAGGAGGAAAAATTATGGCAAAAGAAAGTAAGACTAATGCTATGAGAATTTTAGACAGCAGCAAAATAGAATATACCACTTATAACTATCAAAATAAAGATGGAAAAATAGATGGCGTAGCTGTTGCAAATAAAATAAATAAGAATGAAAATGAAGTTTTTAAAACTTTGATTACTCAGGGACACTCTAAAGAATTTTATGTATATGTTGTTCCAGTTGCACAAGAATTAGACATGAAAAAAGCTGCAAAAGCTGCATCTGAAAAAAGTATTGAAATGATTCACATTAAAGACATTAATAAAATAACAGGATATATAAGAGGTGGATGCTCTCCTATCGGAATGAAGAAAACATTTAAAACTTTTTTTCATAACACTGCTTTGAATTGTGAAACAATAGTATTTAGTGGCGGTAAAATCGGATCTCAAATCGAAATGAACCCAAGGCAATTAGAAAATATACTAGATTGTATTTTTGTAGATATAATCAAATAGATTATATTAGTAGATGATAAATAATTCAATTATATTTTGATAATTATCTATATTTAATGCTATTTATATTTATTTAGTGTAAACAAACTTAGAAGGTGCCATTTTTGCGTGTATAGAACATATGTTCTGCACGCGAAAAAATGGCACTTTCATAAAAATATTAATATCAAAATATATTTTTATATCTCTATATTTTAATCTCTTGTAGAAAACCCCTACTAAGCATCAAATACTTTGTAGGGGTTTTTATTATATAGTCCAAATAATAAACTGTATTAAGATTATTATTTATTAATCCCAATACAGTTTGTCTAATAATACCCTACTGCTCTACAACTTCTCCTACTAAAGAAAATGATTTAGCTTCAATTATTTTAACTTTAACAAGTTTTCCTATCATTTCTTTACAACCATCAAAGTTTACAAGCTTAGCATTTCTTGTTCTACCAGTTAATTTGTTTTCATTATTCTTACTAGTTCCCTCAACTAAAACTTCATATATTTTTCCTTCAGCAGCTTTATTTCCAACAACAATACCTTCATTAACAGCAGCTACAAGTCTATTAAATCTATCATGTTTAACATCATCTGGAATTTGATCTTCCATTTTATCTGCGGGTGTGTGATTTCTTCTTGAATATATGAAAGTAAATGCTGCATCATATCTAACTTCTTTTACTAAGTTAATTGTTTCCTCAAAATCTTCTTCAGTTTCACCTGGGAATCCAACTATTATATCTGTTGAGAATGTTACATCTGGGATTTCTTCTCTTATTTTTTTAGCTAATTCTAAATATTGTTCTTTATTATAATGTCTATTCATTTTTTGCAATATTTCATTACTACCACTTTGTACAGGTAAATGTATTTGTTCACAAAGCTTATCGCAATCTCTTATAGCATAAACCACATCTAAAGTTAAATCTTTAGGATGAGATGTCATAAATCTTAATCTTTCAAGTCCATCTATTTCATTAATTCTTCTTAAAAGTTGTGCAAAAGTAATTTCTTCTTCAAGACCTTTACCATAAGAATTTACGTTTTGTCCAAGTAAAGTAATTTCTTTATATCCATTAGAAACCAATTCTTTTATTTCATTTTCTATATCTTCTGGTCTTCTACTTCTTTCTCTCCCTCTAACATAAGGAACTACACAATATGTACAAAAATTATTGCATCCATACATTATAGTAACAAAAGCTTTTACATTGCTTTTTCTGTCTATTGGAACACCTTCTACAATTTCAGTTTCTTTATCAAAAATCTCTTTAACTTGAACGCCTTCAACTTGAACTCTATGCAAATATTCTGGGAACTTGTATGCATTATGAGTTCCAAATATTATGTCAACGTAAGGGAATCTACTTAAAATTTCATCTGCCATCCCCTTTTGTTGCATCATACAACCACATAGAGCTATTATTAAATTAGGATTCTTCTCTTTTTGATTTTTTAATCTTCCAAGATTTCCAAAAACCTTATTTTCAGCATTTTCTCTTACACAACATGTATTGAAAATTACAATTGAAGCTTCATCTCTATTTTCTGTTTCTTCATAGCCTTGCGACTTAAGCATTCCTGAAAGCTTCTCAGAATCTTCTTCATTCATTTGACAACCAAAGGTAGAAATAAAGAAGAATTCTTTTTTATCTATTTTATTTTCTTTTAAAGCGTCTATATCAAAATTCATTAGTATTCCTCCAAGTTTTAAAAATTATACTTCTATATTATATCATAATTTAAAGTATAAAATAAAGGTTTGCAAAATAGTGACTTGATATCTATCTTACAAACCATAGTATATTTTTATTTTATTGCAATTGTTCCTTAAGATTGAGTATTTCATTTGTAATTTCATTAACCAACAATCTACCCTCTTCATCACTCATATCTTCAATTTCTTTATTTATTATAGTTTTATTAAATTCTAATTTATTTAAAATATATTTATGATTTAGTTCAAAGTTTTTAAAAACATCATCCCATGTCATTGCATAAATTTCAAATTGCTTGCCACCTCTAACAAGAAATCTCTTTCCTTTATCTTTAAAAGTATCATATAAATCCATAATATCTTCATCAACTCTTTGACTTACCATTATAAATTTCCATTTTCTACGACTACTATTAAATCTACCTTCTTTAGATATTAATCTCATATAGTCTTCAATTTGTCTATATATTATTGAGTCAAGTACAACACTTGGGGCTTTTAACTCAACAATAATATTTTCTTCATCCTCTGTAGCATTTTCAGAATATATACTTCTTGATCTGCACATAAATATGTCTGGTCTTCTTAATCTTTGAGGATTATCTATTAAATATTTTTCTTCACTTTTATATCCATCCAATATATATGTGTAATTTTCTAATGCTTTTTCAAAATTTTTATCAGCTGATACAATATTATATTGTTCTCCAAATAACCAATAATTTTCTTCTATAATTTTTTGTATATGATCTCTTTCATTTGTAAAATTAGTCATATCATGTACTAAAAACTTAAGTGCTTCTATAACTTTTAATCTATTTTGAATGAGAGAAACAGTTTTAATTATTCTAGATAATGTAGTTTTCCTTAGTACGTCATTCAATTGATTTCTTTCTTCTGTAGTTAAACTATTTATACTATCCATAATATTTATAATCCCCTCCCTTTCATCAGTATCCAATAACAAATTAAGAAATCCAACTATTGTTTTTTTGTGTTCAAAAGGGCCATTAAAAATTTTAGGCTGAATAACATAGATTTCAGTTAAAACTTCTTTTAGATCCTCTTTTTTCATTTCACCATATTTGCCAGTCTTAAATTTAGGAAATACGCCTTCCTTCTCTAGTTGTTCTATTTTTTCTGGAGCTTTATCTTTGATATATAATTTTATTTGATCTTTTAATATATATATAAGTTTATTGTTTAACTCCTTAAAAGTTTTATCCTTTTGTGTCTTTTCATTTAATAATCCAATTTGATTTTCTAATTTATCTGTAGTTGAATCATCTTCATAAAAATCATCAAAATAGTTAGATTTTACATACATACTATGTGGAAACGCTAAACTCTTTTTATTAAAAGAAGTGAATTTTTTATATACTTGAGTATTTTCACTATTTCTAAAATAGAAATAGTACTTTTCTTTAATTTTTCCATTCCATTTAATAAAATTAACCTTAAAATCATAATTATCAATTGAAAGAGTTAACTCTTTACTAAGTGATTCATCTATAAACGTCATATAATCTAATGATTTACCATCAATCAATATTTCATACTTATTTTCTCTGTTTAAATATAAAAACCAAGCAAATTGATCCTTTAAATATTGAATAAAATTATAATTACTTATATTTTCTTTTGTTAATGAATTTACTCCAGATAAAATTACCGTAGTCCCAATTTCATCTAAACAAATACATTTATCACTTACATCAAATTCAGTTGCATTTGATTTTAATATTTGTATGCTATATTTTTGATTATTATTACTATCATTATAAACAGTATTCCATAATGCTATTTCAGCAAATGAAATAAATGAAAATCTTCCTTTTCCTTTTGATCCATGAATATTACTTTGTCTTTTTATTATTGACTTATTAGAATCTAAAACACATTTAAAAGTTTTGTCTAAATCTTCATAAATTATACCTTTACCATTATCTTTTATATATATGCTCTCAATTCCACCTAATTCATTTTCATTAAAAGTAATTTCAATTTTATTTGCTCCTGCATCAAATCCATTCCATATATATTCACTTATACATTCATTAAAATCTTGACTTATACCAAGTTTATTTATACTTTTATTTGTCAATCCTGCTGTGTATTTCATTAAGCTACCCCCATTTAATTGTCTATTGTATTTCATTCATAAACCAATTATAATAGAGGTATATTAAATAGAAATACATTTATAGTGAAACCACATTTGCTTTGCACGGCTAGTGGTTTCTTTTATTTTATAATACTTATAGTAAATGGACAAGCTTTCCATAATTTAAAAGTAAAAATGTCTCATATTATTATGTTTATTTTTCATTATGTAATCTTTACATAATGATGAAAAACCGTAGTAAGTATGTTTTTATTTCTCAATCTCTTTAACTTAACCATTTTTTAAAATATGTAATATATTAGTCGTGGTATTCCAATAATAATTTTATTATTAAATTAATGTTATTTATAGTTATAAAAATAAGGAAGGTGTTAACCTTCCCTAACAAAATTAGTATTTATTAAAATTCAACCTCTTCAAATATTTTATATTCATTACTTTTAATATTCTTACAAACATATCCTGTCACATCATCATAATTTATTATATAGCTTTCAATAATCCATTCTTGAAAATTATCATCAGTAATAATATCATTAATGCAAATCATATTATCGTTCTCTTTCATTATTATTTGATTTTTCTTGAATATTATCTATAATCTTAAAAACTTCTTTATGCTCTATTCCAAATTTATCACATATATTATTTATAGTTTCTTTATATATATTTTTTTCTTTAGTTGTCTTTTCTAATGCATTATACAGCAATCTTTCGTTATATGAATCATCATACTTTTCTAATTGTTTATCTTGCATATTATAATAGCCTTCTAAATCATCTTCTAATTCTTCAATGTGTTTATCTTTAAGTGTATTTTCTTGTGTAATGGTAAATAACATTTTATCTTGATCATGTATTTTATTATTTAATAAATTATTTTCATTTTCTAATTTACTAATTTCTTTTATTAAATTAGAAATATAAACCTTGTTATTTCTATCTAATTTATTTATTTTCTCTACTAGATCCTTTGTATCTTCATTTTTTTCTATTTCCATCAATGTGTATTCCAAAGCTTTAACTCTCTTCTCTAATAAATAACTATGTTTAGCATATGCTAATACTTGCCTATCATCTATTAGATCAAGTTTTTTCGTTATTAGAGAGTAATAAGTTTTTATATCCATATGCTTTGCCTTAGAACCTCTTACTCCCCTAATAAGATTATTAAATCTTTTATTCATATGCTCTGAGTATTTATCTTGCCAGGTCCTCATTTTTTCAATTCCATCAAAATATTTGTTTGAAGATAATTCATATCTATTTTTTTCATTATTATAAAACCTAGGTACTATTAAAGCATGTATATGAGGTGTAGTTTCATCCATGTGTAATGTTGCATATAGACAATTCTCACCAAAATGTTTATTTAAAAAGTTAATATTTTCATGTATCCATTCTTCTTTTTCTTGTTGTGGTAAACTATTGTAAAATCCATTTCCAGTAGTTAATACAAGGTCTGTTGCTATATTAGCATTACTTCTTATCTTAATTCCATAAACATGATTTTTAACATTTTCAACTATATTGTTGTTGCCTATTAATACTCTATTTTTATCTTTTTGTCTTGGATCTGCATTAATCACATCCATTTCTCTTTCCATATGCTTTTGGAAGGCTTCAACCTGACCTAAATCTTTTATCTTTTTACCTACTCTAAATACACAAAAATATACATTAGCTCTAGCTCCAGTAATTTTCTTATTATATTTTTCTAATAAATTTTTATTATCTTCAATTGAATAATTCTTCTGATACATCTTTTACAACATCATCTTTTATAATTTCTAGCTTTAGCTTCTCAATCTCACTATCAATATCTATTTTTTTAATATTATTATGGTTAACATTAGAAGTAGCTGAATATATATTGCTTGTATATAGAGAGTTTGTATAATATCTATCCTGTATACTTAATATTGGTTGTTTATTACTTGTTATAATTAACACTTGGTTATCATCAAGACATCTTAACTCACTATTTTCAAATAGCTTGATTTTAGTTTTAGAATAACTGTGTGTAATATTTTGCTTATTAACATTTGTATTGCATATAGTTATTTCTTTATTTCCACAAAGATCACTTAAATAATTTGTAGTATCTGAATCAGATAATCCAGGAAGGATTATTTTAGTCTTAAGATTATTTAGAATTGCTTTCCCATTAGCTACTCCATAGGTTTGAAATAGCTGAGTTATAGATTGTAAGCAAATATTCATGCTTATTTTACGACTTCTTATAGTTGCTACATTTACACTCATATTATTTAACATACCTATATTACCAAATTCATCAAATAGCATAGTTATAGGAAGATTATTTTCTGTATAACTGTCAATTAGCTTGTTTAATGCTTGGCTGAAGAACGGTGCTATAAATGGTGCCAAATAAGGTGCTTTATTCTCAGGATAGCAAACATATAATATTGTAGGTTCTTCTCTAAATTTTTCTATATCAAATGTATTTTCAACTCCAACTTGATTTATTCTGTTATCTATAAATAATTTCATATTACTTGCTAATGTTATTTTAATACTACCTTCTGTTCTATCAGCTCCAGTAACAGTTTTAAATATATTCCATTGGTTTATACAATCTATATTATTACTGCTATTAAATAAGGAATCTAATTGTTCTGTATCTAGATTAATAATTAACTTAAATGCAAACTCTATATTATTAAATGGATATTCCAAATTCTTAGCATAAAGTAAAGCTGCTGCTAAAAGTGGTTCAGCCATCTGTATCCATTCTACTCCCCCTGTTTTCTTCCCTGTACTTAGTTCAATTGACAAAGCACCATTAAAAAGAAGAGTTGAAGCTAACTCCACAATTTCGCTATCATCTTTACAACTTGTTAATAGATTATATTTTTCACTTGTTCCTGGTGATAGCGGAGAAAATTTCAGTACCTTTCTACCGCAAATCCTTTCCTGGTACTTTGAAGTCAATTTAAACAGTTCTTCTTTAGGATCTGTTACTATTATACTGCCTTTTATATTATTACTAAGTAAATTAGGAAAGAAAAAAGAACTTGTTTTACCACTTCCAGTAGGTGCTATAGTAACACTACCTTCAAAGTCAAACTGTTCTTTTAACTGTATATCTTTACTCAATATTAATCCTGTGTTTCCTAAAATATTTTCTAGTTTATCTTTTGATTCAATATATGCTGTTGCAAGTCTTCCTACCCTATTAGCTTTATTTCTAATAAAATAAGACAATATTTCTCCACTAGCAGCTATACCACCAGTAGCTATTGTAAAAATCTTAAGTTGTTCAATTATATCCATAAATACCCCCTATTGATTTTAGAGCAACTTTAAGTTATACTAATATTGCTGTATAGGTAGTGGCTTAAAGTTGCTGCCTTTTTTATTTGATTAAAACTTCAATATCCACACTACATATTCTCCCTATATTTTTTGTATTCTTGAATTATATTTCCCTTTTTAAAATCTTTTTTATCTTCTTTTTTATAATATAAATCAACTAATTTGTTATAAGTAGATATTAAAATGCTTGCAACCTTCCAACTTGAACTTTCTTTAATATTGAATTTATTACTACATTCATATTCTGCTTCCATAAAACATAAATCTATATCATCACTAATTCTGTCTAACATATGATCATCCATATTATCAATTCCTTTCTAATTCTTTTTCCATAGCCAGTTTCAATTTTTGAGTTTTTTGAGAAGCTATTTTTAGATAATGTTCTATTTCTTTGTATTCACCTTGAATATCATGACCAACTATCATAGATTTACAATTTACAGACATATAATAAACAATATTTCTTATAATATCTATGTTATCTTCAACATCTTGTAATTTGTTACATTCTTCTTTTTCAACATACAATCTCATGTATTATCCCTCCTGACTTATTTAATTAAATCAATGCTAACATTCCTTTTAAATCAAAAGTTGATTCTTCATCTATATATTCAAGATCATTTTCCCAGCCTAATAATTTATTTTCTAAAGAATCATAATCGTATGATCTTGGCTCAAAGTTATCAAATTTAAGTTTTTTAACAACCTCTTCTTTATTTGTTTTAGTCTTTGCATAATTACCCTTTAATGCTGCTATAGTATAAGAATATAAATTCTTAGCACCTTTAGATGTAGCATAATTAAATGCATTTAGAACTTTATCTATTTTCTCATTAGCAATTTTAAATAAACTCTTTGCTTGCTTTGCTGAAAAACCAAGACTTATAATTTCTTTTACTTCTTCAGTTACTTCTGAAAAATCCATTTGACCATCTATATGTTTATTACCGTTTGAATCATTGTGTTTATTATCTAAGAATAAATATTTTAGTAATTTATAAGTATTTTTCTTACCAGCTTTAGTAATTGAGATATAACCTTTTTTAACTAAAGATTTTAATAATTTAGAAACTTTAGCTCTTCTTTTAGTTTTTAAATCAGACATGAGTATTTCATAGCTTGGATAAGCATATCCTATAGATACATTATAATAATCAAAGATAAGCTCTAACATATAAGACTCTTCTAAAGATAGGTTTATATCTTTCTTTACTGCATTTCTAAATTTTAAATAATCTTTAGCCATTTTTTAGTTTCACCTCTTCTTTTTTCATTTTGCCGTATAAATAATTTTTCTGTATAAATTTATATTAAATCTTTTTGCCGTATAAGTCAACTACTTTTATTATACTTTTAATTTATTTTATGATATAATTAAATTATAAAATAATACATGGAGTTGAGATTGTGGAGAAAAAAGTATCTAAAAATGAAAATAGAGAAAAACTAACTGTTCTTATAGATAAAGATATAAAGAAAGACATGAAAAAAGAAATTGTAGATCTTGATTGTTCTATGGGTGAATTTATAGAGAGTTTATATGAATCTTATAAAAAGAAAAAATAGATGTATTGGGGGTTAATCCAATACATCTATTTTTTTATTTTCTATAATAAATACAACTATTTAAAATAAAAAAACTAAGAGATAAAAATATAATCTCCTAGTTTTTATTTGATTGCTTTTAATTTCGCTATATCTTGCCAATTCTTAGCTGTTACAGCTTCAACTGTATTTATATCACTCTTGATGCTAGTAATATCTTCTGCTGTTCTAGCTACTTGGTTATATGTTATATCAATTTTATTTTCGATTCTTCTTTGACCATCTTTTAATTCTTTAATATCTTGTGTATTTTCATCAATCTTTAATTCCAATGATCTAATACTGTGTTTTACTTCCCTTAATAGTTCTAAAATCTCATTTTCCATAACAACACCTCTTTGTTATTATAGCATAAAACTATTTATTATACAGATCTCTATCAAATTATTTTTATATGCAGTGTTAATATATATAATTAATATAATTTAATTAATATAAAACTAAGTAATATATGAAATTCCAAAAGTGAAACTCATATGGAATTCTAAAAACGAAACTTATTTAAGGTACACTTTTGGAACTTATTTAGGTTTCTATTTTAGAACTAAAAAACAGCAAGCATTTTACTTACTGTTATTTTTATTGTTGTTATGACATTACAACTAAAGTAAATGCCAGGAACATCAATATTCTTGGCATTTGTTTATTTTAAATTAAATTGTGCTTTTAAATCCATACTATCGTTAGTAAAAGTAAAATTAGCATTTGATCCATCCTTACTAATATATGAATACAATTTAGCAGTAGAATCCATTATTTTAGTTTCTGATGTTAATTCTCCTTCTCCTAATATCCCTTTAACTTGATCATATGTCATTCCATTTTGTATTTGATTATATAAATCCATTGTAATATTTGCATTAGGTTTTTGTAAGAAAGCTTGAGCTTTTGCTGTAACAGCTCCATTTTGAATTGTTACGTTCATATTTCCCATACCAGAACCTTTCCATTCATACAAAGTTGTTTTTATACCTGCTAATTCATTTGATGAACTTTCTTTACCTTCTCCAAGTAATGCAACTACTTCTTCATATGATTGTCCCATTTGTATGTTTAGAAAGTTTTCATATGTTATTTTAGTATCTTCTTTCTTGGTTTCTACTTTATTTGAAGATGCTGCTTCTGTTGAACTATTATTATTACTATTAGCTCCAGAACCTGCTGCTCCAATTAAAACAATCACTACTATAAACCATACCCACCATTTCTTATAGAAAGGTTTCTTATTTTTTGCACCACAACCTGGGCAAGCTTTTGCACTTGAAGCTATATCAGCTCCACATGTTTTACATTTAATCATTTTTGACATCATTATTTCCCCTTTTTCTAATTTATAGTATTATTGTACATTATTTGCACTTTATTGTAAAATAATCTAATAGTTGTAATAGTTGTTTTTGAGTAAAAAAATAAAACAGTAAGTATTTTTTATAATTCCTTACCGTTTTATTGAAAATTGCAATTAATATCAATATATATAACAATTTTAGTTAATTAAAGTTGAAGCTTTAGATGCAGTTTTTATTGTTGCATATTCTGAAAAGCTTTCACTTGATTTTAAATATTCATTTCCTTTTATTGAAATTGCTTTTACTATTCCAATAGTATCAATTTTTTCTTTGACATTAAATAGTACTAAAATTTTTGTTCCTTTTATCTTGCCATTTTGATATTCTTTCATGCCATTTTTAATTACTATTTTACTATTTCCACTTTCTAATTCAAATTTTCCACCTATATCATTCACAATATTGCTAACCATATACAATCCAAATCCAGAATTTTGCCAAACATCATCTCTAAGAGGATCCTTTTTCCAACTTTTTGTTATACCTGGTCTTACTGCAAATGCTAATGCAGTTTTATTGTCCTTTACAGAATACATAGGATTACTATTCAAACTTTTTTTAATACCTATTCCATTATCAATGACTTCAAAACCAAAATCACCAAATTCATTAGAATACAAGGATAAGTTAAAATTTTCAGCTTCACTATGTTCAACTACATTTCTCATTATTTCTCTCATTAGATATGCACAAAAATTTCTATATTTAATATTAAAATTATAATTTTCTAATAGTACTTTAGCCATTTTTTCTATAGTTTCGCCTACATACTCCATATTTTTATATGAGTCTTTTTTTAGATTTTCAACATGGAATTTAAAGTGGTTATCTAAATTTAAAACAATTTTACCTTTAATACCTTTAATACTTTTATTAATTGATTTATCTGAAATTACCATATATCCAACCTCCTAATATATATTATATATCAGACTATTATTATAATATTCTGCTAATATCTATTTTATCCATCTTTTTATATTCTTTAGCTTCTTTAGTTCCCTTTATAGATAATTCTTTCATTATATCAGAAATTTTGCCCATTTTCTCTGAATTTAATCTTATTCTAATTGCTGTACCTTTAAATGATGTTTCATATTTTATAGTTTCCTTATCATTTATTAATAAACAATTATTCCCAGTACATATAGCAATATCCCCACCTGTTTCACAAAAATTGCTAATCATATATAATCCAAAACCACCATTATCGTACTGATCTTTTATAGTTTTTCCAATTCCACTCTTGCTAATTCCAGGTTGCATTGCTAATTTAATTGCATCTTCATCACTATTTATAGTTAGTTTTTTATTTCTTTTAAAACTTTCTTTCATTCCAATTCCTTCATCTAAAACAGCAACTTCTACAATGCCTTTGCTTGGCCAAAATTGTCCTGCATACCAAAAGCTTTCTGATTCACTATGTTCTAATACATTTCTAATTAATTCACTAGTACTATATTTTAAATATTTTTTTAAATTTGAATCATTTCTAGCTAATATGTTAGCTATGTCTTCTGAAGTTTTATCTATATATGTATATATGTCTTTATTATCTTTTCTAATGTCATTAAAATTCAATTCTGTAAGAGGTATATATGTACTACTTCCCTGTGCTTCACCTGGGTTTTTTCCATAATCCTGATATACACTTTTAAAAAATCCCATATGAGCTATATATCCAGTAACATTTTTTTGATTTTTAAAATTTTTATCTTTATGTTCACATTCTGGCGGTGTGTCATCTACAAATCTTCTTATTTTAGAAGACATCAATAATAATCCAAAAGGTTCTGCTCTATTTATCTCCTCATAATCATAGATATAACTATCATCATTATGTATAGTATCCATAAAATTGCAAAAATTCAATGTACTTTGTAAATCTAGTGTCTTAGGTATTTTAATTTTCATCTAGTTTCCTCCATTACTAATGTTGTATGCGTTTATAAAATTATGCTATAATAGAGGTATATTTAACAAATCCTATTACAGCCAAGAACTCATGATGTATTTAGAGTACTTTCATGGGTTTTTGTTTATATTTACATAATACTATATTTTGTCCATTTTTTCCATAAATAAAAAATAGCTGGTAACTAAGAAAAAACTCTCTTAGTTACCAGCTATCTTGTTTTCTAACTTTATGTGTAATTCAGTCAGATATTATTATACTATATTTTTATCTAAGTGTTATACATTTCCTAAATAATCTCCATCAATAAATAAATTAGATTCACTAATTCTTCTTCTATCTAATCCATCTGAATATTCTTTATTTGCTTTATTCCACATTCTAAAGTATTCTTTTATTTTTGATGAATCTCTTCCACGACTACAAATATAATTATATAATGTAGATCTAAACAATGATTGTATTCCACAGTTATACGCAAAACTTATTAATGCATCAAATTGGTTACTATTTAAAGATACACCTTTATTATCTAAGTCATTCTTTAATTTATTTGCACAATTATTAGCTTCTTGTTTCAACCATTTTAATGCCTGTTCTTTTGTACAAGTAGATTCTAAACCATCTGGAAATGCTTCTGGAATCGAACAATAACAAGTACCATGTCCTATTGTCCAATAATCTTTAATACTTTCACCATAATAAGGATCAGCATAAGCTTTTTCATAAAATCCTTCCCAAATTCCAATAAATCTAGCACATTTTTCGCTTACTAAGTTTTCTTCTATTAAGTGACCATTTTTATCAAAAGAATATTGCTTTGCATTAATTGTTGCAGCACAATCCATATAACATTTACCCATATGACCATTACTTTGTTCTTCTAGGTAATACCATGTTCCATTATCATTTAACCAACCAGTTTTCATTGCTCCACTTGGATCTAAATAAAACCATTCTTCATTAATTTTAATCCAACCTGTCTGCATTATACAATTTTCATTAAAGTAATAATATTTACCGTGTATAAATACCCACCCAGTATATGCATATCCATTATCTATATCTAAATAGAACCATTCTCCCTTCTCATTTTGATACCATTCAGTTATCATTTTCCCATCTTGTGCAAACCTATACCATTTGTTATTCCAGTATAACCAATCATTTTTTAACATTTTACAAGAACCTGATTGTAGAAAGTACCAATGTCCATTATCTTTAATCCAATCTCCATTAATAGTAAATGAATTTTTAAAATAGTACCATTCATCTTTAATTTCTTTCCATCCGTTTTCTATTAAATGTTCACCATCTTCGGAATAGAGCCACTTATCAATTATTTTATCTTTATTCCAACCTATTTTATATTTAGTTATAATAACTTTTTTAGGTATATCAGTAAATCCCCATACTTCATCAATCATTTTTGTGTCTTCTATATTTACATAGCAATAACCATTCAAACACCAATATTTTCCCCAACTATTTTGTATTTTTAAATATAATTTATTATCTTTATATTTATAACCTACAATAACCATCGCATGACGACCACATTTTTTACCTTCACTTGGATATTCTACAATTCCATCTGTACCTGGATGATTTACTTTATAAAAACTATCATATAATACCGTTGTTATAACTAAAGGTTTCTTTTCATTGTATAAATATATCGGAACATCTTCTAAATCAACTCTCACATATGATTGACATTTTAAACTTTTTGCTTTTTCTATTAATTCATTTTTGTTATTTAAAGAATCAAATAACTCACTTATCTTTGGATAATCCTCTAAATTAGGAAAATCTATTTTAGGAATTATTCCACTCTCACAAGCTAATTTCATAATTTCTCTTGTTACTGCACCTTTTCCTAATTGGCAACCATATTCATCTCTCATAGCATTTAAAAATCCTTCTGATAAATATTCATTTGTATTTTTTATTATTTCTATAAGAGCTGTTACTGATTGAAATGCACAAGTAGAAGTATTAGCTTGATTTCTAGGTTCAAATTGATAATTTATTTCAAATTCATTCGGTAAATCCTTATCATTATTGCTGCAAAAATCCTTGTAATTATAATCTCTCAAATCTATAGGACTTTCTATAACCCCATCTAAAGGTATTTCTTCATAATTTAATCTATTCACAAAATCTCTCCTTTTATAATCTCCATTTAAATCATAAAAAGGTAGCATTTATTGCTACCTAAAACTATTCTTGCTTATTTAATTGTTTAGCCGTTTGGTTAATACCAACAGCTACTCCCCAGCATAACACACCTTGTAATGTACCATTCACAATAACATCTAATGTAACTCTATATTCTGTGTTAATTATACTTAATAATATTGCAAAAGTAATACCAAATAGCATTAATATACTTGTTATATATTTATCTTGTATACTCTCTAACTTTTTAAGAAATATTCCAACTACATATATGCCAGCAATAACTATAAATAAACTTTCAGGTATAAACTGTACTAAATTTGTATATTCCATTTTACATTCCTCCTATTTTAGTTAAACTAAATAATATTCCTAATATTCCAGTAAGTAGTCCACCTATTGCGGTTCTACTTATCCATTTAATTGTATCTTCTAAATCCTGTATCCTATGATTTGCCACTTTAATTTTTTCATCCCAATTTTCAGAGTTTTTCTCTAAAAGGGTTTCTATTCTTACTAACCTTTCTTTAATTTCTAGTACAGTATCCGTTTCATTCATCTGTCTACCTTCTTTCTTTAGCAACTAAAAAAGAGACTAGAATTAACTAATCTCTTAAAAATTCATATGCTGCTTGTATTCATATTTTATATTTTCAATTGAATTTTGAGCATATATTTGTGTTCAAATCGGACACAAATATAAAATAATAATGCATAAATAAAAAAAGACTTATAAAAAGTCTTTTTTTATTATCTTAATATTTATTTTTGTTTTCAAATCCTATGATCCTATTGCAAATTAAATTTCTGCAATAAAAAATAGATGCTATTTATATAACATCTATTATTATAGTATTAATCTTTATTATCTGGTGTGATTTCTTGTATATATTCATCATATAAATCATTTATATGATTAGTTAAACTTTTATAATCAACAATACTTCTTTTTGTCAATTCAGTTTTTAACTGTAAATTTATTTTACCAATTATATAATCATCTATATTGGTTCCATATTGACATTCTGAAAGTGCTTCGTCATATTCTTTTATGTCTAATTCAATTGTAGTCATATGTTTTATTTTATTTTTTTTATATTCAATAGTAAAGTCTCTTTTCCACATTAATACAACACCCCTAAAATAGAATATTATAAGTATATTACCTATAAGTATCATTGTCAATTGATTGGTAATATAAAATAGGTACTATATAAACATCGTCTATTTTTTAAGCTTTATTATTTTTTATTTCATTCCATAGTAAGGTTGCATGATATACTCTCTTAAATCTATATCAAAATTATTTAAAAATTTAAAGTCACTTTCTTTTACCATAATTTTCTTAAAACCTTCATTTTCTATACTATTTCCGTAATGATATTGACCAAAAGTCTTTACTGTTTTACTTATAGTTGGCTGAGGAATACATAATTTTTTAGAAATACTAACTTCATTCATTTTAATCTGATTATTTATTCCTCTATACATATCATATATTTTATTAGCTTTTTTAAATTCTCCATAATACACCTCCTATATATTAGTATACAATTAAACTTTATATCTTATCAAATTAGTTCTATACGTTTTAAAAATTAATTGCTTTTTGTGAAACATAATATCAGATTATTATCCTTCATATTCATTTAAGGTCTTACTTCTGTATATTCTACTTTAGTTATTTCAGTATATTGTTCTGTTGTTATTTTCTTATAACTTACAAAATCCCAAACGTCTGTATTATTGTAACATCCCCAACAAAAATATCTTTGTACTTTTTCAAACCAATTCATTATACATTACCTCCTAAAGCTATTTGTTTTGTTAAATCTGCTAAATCTTTTTGTAATTGCTCTATAGCTAAATCTTTCTTAGCCATTTCTTTTGTATTTTGCGCAAGTTCTTCTTGTAGTAATTCAATTTGGCTTTTTGGTATATCTTCTAAAATAATATTGTGTGGAATTGCAGACGTATCTATCTTTTTAAATCTTTTTCCTTCAGGGATCTCTATTTCTAAAAATTGTACTTCATTTTTGGGAATAGGATATCCCTCACTCATTTGTGAATATATTTTTCCTTCATTATCATAAATTATCAATGTTTTCATATTAATTCCTCCTTTTTTAGTCCCCAACGACAAGCCATTGAAGTGTATAATTGCCATTATATTCTTTTGGAAAATAAAATGGCATTACAGCTCTATTATATTCCACATAATTTGATGAACTAGGCACAATAACGCTACCTGTAATAGTTCCTCCTGAATAAGATCCATTTCTATTAAAAATAAAATAGTTATTATAAAAAATAGACATAGATAACGCTATATTACTATTTGATTCAAAATTTGATATTAAAACTGAAAAAATATGAGTAGGTATAAAATTAAATCCTGTTATTGTGATATCTGTTCTCCAATAATGATTACCTTCTGAAAAAACAACTGGTGTACTACCAACAACACATTTTTTCCCACCCATTCCAGCTATACTTATATTTCCTATTTTAGAAACTAAACTAGCTAAAGCTTCATTTCCACTAGCATCAACATTTTTAGATTTTAATGTAGATGCAGCATTATTTTTAATTCCTTGTATACTATTTACAGCTTCGTCTTTATTTTGTGTACCTGTTACAGGATTGCCGACAACTCCTGCTATTCCTTTTTTGTAGTTATCGGCTCCTGTAAAAGCCTCGTTCGCTCTATCCATTACTAATTTTACAGCTAATGGGGTAGCTGCTTCTGTTTGACTTATACTATTAGTAGCATTATTTAATTTAACTATTCCTTTAGTTGTTGTAGTTCCATCTGCAATTTTAATATTATCTACTTTGTTCGCAATATCTTTCATTTGTTCAGCAACTGTAGTAGATCCATTCTTAACTACGGATGCATTAGTATGAGGATAATAGATATTCCCATCACTATCTTGAATTTCTATATTTTTTATTGACACTTATATCCACCTCCTAAACAGTTTTAAAAAATAATTTTACTTGTGTACTATTGGCATAAGTTGCACCAACTCTAACATTTTCACCACTATCCCCTTTATCACCTTTGGGTCCTTGTGCTCCTTGAGGTCCTCTATCTCCCGTGGCTCCCTTAGCTCCAGCATCACCCTTTGGTCCTTGTGCTCCAGTTGCCCCTCTTTCACCTGTTGTTCCTTTACTAGAAATAAGTTCCCATTTTGATGTATCTGTAACTACAGCATTAGTGTTAGATGCTTTACAAGCATACGTATTTCCTCCAGAAGTAACTAAGTCTACATAGCTTCCATCATTAACATATGCTGTACTTGAACTCCAAGCTCCTTTAAGTCTCATAGATACGCCTTTAGCACCTTGCGGACCAGTTGCACCTTTATCCCCAGTATTTCCTTTATCTCCCTTAGGACCTTGTATACCTTGGTCACCCTTGTCACCTTTTAAACTTCCATTATTTAATTTTTGTTGGAATGTTTGGCCATCCGAAAATGTAACGCAATCTGCTGATGTTAATACATCTACTTCCTTTACTACTGCTCCTGTTTTTTCATCTAGTAACTGCACTCTTACTTTTTCCACTTTTATCTCCCTTTCTATTCATTAATTATTTTAATTCCCATTTGAGGACTCACCTTCATATTATTACTTATACCCGTATTTACTACATCTGTTATCTTAAAATATAAAGTTTTATTATCTCTCTCATTTATATCTGGTAGTGTTTCGCTAATAACTAAATTAATCTTATCTTTTATTTGTTTATTAAGCTCATTAACTCTCAAACTTACTTCTTCAATTTCTTTTTTCTTAGCAAAAATAATAGTTGGATCTATTTTTAGATTGATGCTAGATGTATTAGATACAGCTAACACCATTTTTATGTTTATTTCTTTAGTGCTACCATCAGAAGCTGTGGGTTTATAAGTTTCAGCACATTTGGCTATAGCTAACATATTATTATCTTTATCAAAAACACCATATTCTCTAATCATAAAGCCACCATCAGTAGGCGGTATTAGTACCTCTATATTAATCCAGTTTGGATTATCATCATCTACTGATACATGTCCTATATTGCATTCCCAAACAGTATTTATTAAGTCCAGCTGAGTTTCAATCGGATTATAATACTTTCCCCCTCCATCCCCTACTTTCATTTTCACAAAATCAATTTTTGTTCCTAGACCTAAACTATTCGCTATTTTAGCTTTTCCAATGCTTGTTAATATTGAATAAAATTTTTCATCCATTAAATCTCCTCCTTGGGATACGTTACTATATTTTCATTTCCTGCACTCTGTGCTATAGGAATTATTACATTTGTTTTATTACTAATATCATGTGGCACCCAGGGATAAACCACTATATCCTCTCCTGTAATGCCTATAGCACCAATGTATAAATCCCCTTTTGTTGTAAAAAATATATTTATTAGTTCTATCCATGAACGTGTATTTTTATATGCATTAATTAAAGTATCAAGTTTCTTTAAATCTTCTGGTGATGCACCTCTTTCCGTAATATCTATATCTAAACTAAAAAAGAATGGTTTGCCATCATATTCAAACCATTCTTTTAATTTAGTTTTACCGAAAACAGTGCTAGCTGAATCTATTACAGATTGTGGAGTTCCTTTAATCTTATGAAGTAGTATTGATTTTTTAACTAATTCTCTTTTTTGATCTAATGATAATGTATAGTCATAAAAATCTACATGAAATTGCCAGGCTAACGAATCAATAGCTTCTTCATTAAGTTCATCAATTCTTCCATAAATATAAACAAGCCTTACACTATCACTTAATTTTTGAAAATATGGATTAAGTGCTTTACATAAAGCTTGTACAAATATATCTTTCTGTAGATATGAAGTCTGCAAACTTAATAAATCAATTTTACTAAGATTCATTATTCCATTCCTCCATAATTAATATTTATATTTTTAACTTTAGCTAACTGTTCTTCTGTTAATTCTGAATATTTAGGAGATGTTATTAAAATTCTTCTTACTCCTGATATTCTCTTATTTTCAACTTCATAACTTGCAGCATCTTGAATTTTATATCTTAATTCATCTGGATTAATAGATTTACCAATAAAATCTTGTTGCCATAAAATAAAATCTCTTATAGCTCCATCTTTAAAATCAAGATTATTTCCTTCTATGGATTTTCTCCATTTTCTTTCATATGTAGATAAATTTTTATCTACATAATAAGTTAAATCAATATCATAATTAATTACTTCTGGAACTCCTGTTATAACATTATCTGTTAGTGGTCTAACATCTCTAGCAGAACATTTATTTAATATTTTATCTAATATATCTTTACTTGGAATTTCACCATTGTCTACAGTAGCTAATATTTTAACAGTCCCTGGACTAGGAGATGTAACTTTTATTGATGAAATAGAATTGTCTGAAGAATATGCTAAATATTCATATGCTCCTGTTGGTCCTGCTGTGCTTTCACTTTCTAATTCAAGTCGTGCTCTTTCCCTAAAAGATGCATTATCCTCTATGTCTGAACCAGAATTTGATATTTCTATATTATAAATTTCAGATACATATGGGATTGGATCAACCAATCTATTAATACTTCCAACTTTATATCCGTTATACTTATCACCTGTTGAAGCTGCTATCAGTTTTAAGTATGACTGCATTTCACCAGCTTTAATAATTGCATCTTCTTTTACTTTAAACATTGCAATTCCGTCTGGTGTAACCTTAGTTCCACTTGGAATAATTATATCTTGTAACTGTAATTGTGATAACTTAACTATTCCATTACAAACAGATTCGGTTGGTTTTAATCTTTCAGTATTATGATATTCTTTTGCAATAGTATCTAGTTTTTCATCTCTAGCAAATTCAAGTAAATTTTGATTGGCAGTATCATTAATATCATTATTTATAGCAACAATAATAGGCATAAGTGATCTTATAAATAGTGTTCTTTCATCACCTTCAGCCAAAGTTTCGCCAAGCTCTGTTTCAATTATAGATAATACATTATTAAAAATTTCATCAGGATTAGTTTTAACAAAATCAATCAATTGTCACCACCACCTTTATAAATGGATTAACTTCATCAGTCACAGTAACTTTCTTTACTGTGACTCTAGGTTCATATTTTTGTATTAAATCGTAAGTTTCTTCAATTAATTTATATCTACTTCTTGCAATTGTTAAATCTATATTTTCTAAATCTCTGCCCATATTTCTAGCATAAGGAACCTCATTTTTTATTAGATTTAATATGTTATTTACATTTTGTAATATTTTTTTGTTTCCTTTAGCATTCCAATTAATTAATTGTTCATCAGAACATATTGTATAATTCATATTTTTTCACCCTTATTAACTAGTAGTATTTTCTTTTTTTACTCCAGCTCGTGGATACTCTTTAAATGTTAATGTTAATGTTAACTTTATTAATTTACCATTAGGATAATATACATAATTAGATGGTGATACTCCTATCAATAAAAATTTATTATTAGATACAGGGTCATTTCCTAAAAATAACATATGAGGTATTTTAGAATACATTATATCTTTCCATTCCTTAAATTCAGTATCACAATCTATTGTGTTAGACTGATTTAATATTAAATCAAAACTTGGATTTTCATTATTTATTCCTTTAATATATATAGAAGGCTTATCTCCATCAACCTCCTGTTCCTCTATATTTAACCCTAAATCATTTGAAACATTGCTAAATGTATATATTTTATCTTGACTAACTTCAAATATCTTATCTCCAAAGCCACCTAATGACATTAATTATCCTCCCACTTTCCAATAACACTTAATCCTTTGATACTATTGTTAAATGAAACAATTACAGAATCATTAATACTATATATCGGAGTATATTCACAACCTATATGAGTAATATCTCCAATTTTAATTTTACATTTTTGTGGAGAAATATTAATCCAATCAGATACAACATTATCTATATCTTTTATAGTTACTTTTATTTTATTTTCACTAACATCAGTTACAGTAGCTTTCTTAATCATTTATATTCCTCCAGTATCTTTCTAACTTTTAGCTTAGTCTTTCCATCTATAATAGATGTGTTCAACTCTTCAACTATATATTTTCCACTAAATAATGATAATTCTTCTATATTTAAAGTACTTCCTGCTGCAATCTTAGTATTCTTTATTACTGTAAATGTTCCATAAATCTCATTTTTATTAAATGATTTTAATATATTTTTAGAAAATCTATCAGCTTCTCCAATAGAATAAACTGGTAAGTTATTAATGTATAATAAATTATCTATAGAATTATCTACTATATAACTTCCTTCTATATAATCTTCCTCATTTGAACGTATGATGCAACCACCATAAATATAGTTTGATGTACATTCAAATTTATGTTTTCCTATAAAATCTTTTGGAGTTAAAGTTAATGCTGCTGTTTGTTTTTCTAAAAATGATGATGATATTATAACAGCCTTATTATTGGTTATTTTTAATATATATCCTTCTAAAGTACATCTCTGTTTAAGAAATTCTATATTATTCATTTCTATCTGATCTACTCTTTTATATTTAAAATCTTTTATTTCATAAGTTTCTAATGTTAATCCTAATGATTGAACTAAATCATTTGCTAAATATTTAAATGTAACATTCTCCCAAGTTCTTGTATGTTTTGTTTTAAAATTCTTCTTTATTGATAAAGCTCTAACAGTATATGTTCCATTACTTAATCCAAAACAATCAACATACATTGTTCCAGTTGAATATCCTTCTTCAACAATTTCAATTGTATGACCTTTCTTAAAGTGCCATGCTCTACACTCATTATTAATATCAGCAAAAGTAATGTCTATAGTGTCAGCTTTTGTTTTTATATTATCTGTAATATTACAACTAGTTACATTTAAATCAATCTCTTTTCCTTCATATATAACTTTCATAAAATCACTTCCATGGTGGTAATGTAGACTCTTCTTTTATATCTATTTTAGGTATTTTAACTATAACTCCACTTTCAAAAATTATAGTTCTTATTAAGTATGGATTAACTTTCATTATCTCAACAGAATATTTTTCATTTCCTAATAAATTAAAGGAGATACTATCAAAAGTATCTCCTGTTTTAGTTATATAGCTATTCATAAGCAACCCTCTCTTCTTCTTCAAAAGTTTGGATAACCCACTCTTTAAAATCTTCAAAATTTTGTTTTAAAAGTGCTACAGTGTCATTATCAACTTTTCCTGTTATTTGTGGTGAATATACAAATGTATTTCCTGTTCTCTTTTCTTTATTAGCTCCTATAGCTCCAGCTGTTTTTTCTAATAAACTTAAACTACGAGGATTATTTCTTTTCAAAGGTATTACAGCTTCTGGTCCTTCTTCTCCAGCGATACTTACTCCATTTGTAATTCCGCCCTTTGCAAGAAGCGGTATTTCAGGTATACTTGATCCAAAATGTTTTCCACCACCTGCCCAATCAGGAACCCAATCAGGTATATCTATGCTTATAGAATTTATTCCAGCAATAGCTCCATTTATCAATCCAATTACAGCATTAATAGGTGCCTTTGCTACATCTTTTATTCCATTAAATATTCCTGAGAATGTTTCTACTATTCCCTGCCAAGCAAGCGACCAATTTCCACTAAATACTCCAGTTATAAAATCTATAACACCTTGAAAAATAGCAAATGAATTAGTTATTATATTTCCTATAAATTGAAAAGCATTTACTACTATATTTTTAATAGATGAAAATGCTGCTATAAAAAGAGGTGCTAATACACTTGCTATCCATTGAATAAATGGCCATAAAACACTATTCCAAAAATTTAATACACTATTTACAAGTGATTGTATTGCTGGTAAAAGTGAACTTTGAAACCATGATACAATACTAGATATTGATGAATTAATAAAATTTCTAAATGATTCACATTTCATGTAAAGTAATGTTCCTATCGCTATTATAGCTCCTATTGCTAAAGCAATCCATCCTATGGGACCCATTATAAATGCCATAGCTTCACCAAGCGTAGCTGCTCCCCCTGATACTGAAGAAAAAGCAAATACTATATTAGAAACTACACCAGATAATTTACCAACTTTTTCAGTTATTGTAGCTATTTTGTTAGCTATTGATAATGTTGAAATAGCTGCCCCTATACCTAATATAATAGGAATAAAATTACTAATTATTTCAAATGCTTTTGGTGCATTATCAATAATAAAACTAAATACTTTCGCAAAATTACCAATAAACTTTTCTGCAAATTCTTCTATTTTAGGTCTTAACTCTTTTAATTTTGTTTGCATATTTTCTAATGCAGCATTTATATTAGGTGCAAATTTATCTATTATTTCTATTGCTGTATTTGAAATTATGTTAATTAATTTTTTAAAGTTACCAATTAAAGTCTTATCTATAGTTTTTGCAGCTTCATCTAGTGATCCATCAGTATCTTTTAAATCCTCTGTTAATGCAATTAAATTTTCATCTGTTGCATTCATTAATTTATTAAAAGCATCTAATTGATTCTTACCAGCTATCATAGAAATATAAGTATTTCTTTGTTCCTCAGTCATTCCCGAGAGTTTTCCTTTTAAATCAAATAAAAATTCACTCATATTTCTTACATTTCCACTACTATCAAATAGGCTTATATTAAGTTTATCCATAGCTTCTTTAGCTTGACCTGTTTTACCCATAAGATTTACAAATATTGCAGATAGTGAATTCCCAGCTTCAGAACCTTTTAAACCCTGGTCTGCTAATTTATCCAATATTGCAGTACTTTCATTAAGTGGAATATTATAGTTTTTTATTGTTCCACCTACTGTAAGATATGAATCTAACAGATTTTCCATAGTAGCATTTCCTTTTGTTTGAGCTAATGCTAATGTATTAGTATACTTAGTTGTATCTTGAGCTTTAAGTCCTAATGCACTTAAAGAATCTGTTATTTTATCAGAACAAACAGCTAGATCCATTTGTCCAACTATACTTGATTGTACTATTTCATTAATATGTTCTAAAGAATCAGATGAATTCCATCCTGCTAGTGCTAAATAATTAAATCCATCCATTATTTCTTTAGAATTCTTGCTCATAACATCAGATAATTCCATAGATTTTTTCTTATATGATTCCATTATTTCTGGTGTTGAATTTTTACCAAGAGTAGCATTTACATTAGCAGCTGATTGTTCAAAATTTGCAAATGATTTTACACCTACAACCGACATAGCTGTTACAGCACCAGCAGTAACTTTAGCTAGTTTTGTAAACTTGTCCATTGCTCCTGAAGCAAGACTATTAATTTTAGCAAAAGAACTTTGAACACTGGGTTCTAATATTCCGCCTATATTTATAGTAGTTTTAATACTACTTGCCATGGCATCACCTCTTCATCTTATTTCTTTTTGCATATTCTTTATTTCTTCTCTCTACTTCATCAGCTAGAGAATCATAATATTCAAAAAGCTCTATTAAAGTCATGTCATAACAATCTTTTCTTGAATTAGATGTTTCTATAGTAATTTGTGCTATGATGTTTTTTAAATATCTTTTACTTGGTCTCCACCCAAGTCTGATATAAAAAAATCTCTACCAATTGATCCTGCCCTCTTATAATCTACCGCTGAAAATCTTTCAACATCTAAGTAATCTATTCCTGCAGCTTGGGCAAACATATAACATCCTAATATAGGGTCCATTTCATAAGCTCCTGTTATCATATATCCATTTTTTCTAGCTGCCGCAAAGGCTGCATTAACATTTTTACCAGTTAAAGATTCAAAATCATATTTTATTTTAGTTATCATTTCACCATCAATTAGTACTGGCTTTTTTAATTCCAAATAATTATCATTTAATGATTTTTCAATAACCTCTACTCCATTTTTTTCTACAACTGCAATTTCATTTTTTTCTTTTAAATTTTCCATATTATCAATTCCTCCTAAAGTAAAAACACCAAGATTAAATTTAATCCTGGTGTTTTTCTATATATTTATTAAATTAAAGATTTTTTGTTATATCACTTATTTGATCTATTCCATTTATTTTATAAACATTATTTAACTTATCTATATTCAGCATTTCTGCTCCATCAACTATTCTTCTATATGCTAATACTTCATATTCATAGCTTCCATCTTGAGCAGCTCCTCCAGCAATTTTACCTTCAGCAAACTTTTTAAGTTTAACTTTCATAAATGCTTTATTAGCAACAGTAGATGTATTTCCAGTAGATGTATCTATACAATCACTTACCCACCTTATTTCCAAATCACTATTTTTAAGCATTTCAACAGTTTTACTATTACTCGATCTAAATGCTACAGTAGTAGTCATAGAACCTATTTGACTTAATGTCGGTAAATCTATTTCGCCTAATATTCCTGCTCCTGATATAGTATCTGTTAAATACTCTATTTCTGGCAATTCCACCTCTGTTGTATCAGGAACTAACAATTTATTACTATACACATTATATGCTATAGTCTTATTTTGTAACTTATCACTCATATACTACTCCTCCTTATCTTGATCTGAATAGGCTTCTGTTATTCCTTTAGATGTGTACTGTACTTTTTGAGTTATAGATTTACCTATAGGAGTATTTGTAACTAATGTATTAAAAGTAAAATCACCATTAATCATATCTGATACTGGATTATTTTCTGATTTAAATTCTATTTTTCCATAAAGTAAGCGACCTGAGCTAACATGAGAATCTAAAATCATTTGTTCACTATTAATTAAAGAATCTACATCATGTCTTGTCATTGCATTATCCACAATTCCAGTATTTCTTAATTGAAAGTCATTTAATAAATATTTATTCATAAACACATTAGTATCAAAAATCTCATCTGGCTTAGATGTTACTCCATCCTCATAATTTGCCATATGTGGACCCCATAAAACATATCTGCCACCATTATATATAGCTGTAGTTATTCCTGATGCATTGAGTTCATTTGCTCTATTTTGACTAAACTTAATAATAGATTCCTTTGCAATTATTCCCGTTATATCAATTTGTTTATTACTAGGAGTCTGATAAGGTATATTATTATATTTAACATCTGTTTGCATTTTAGCTACAATTGCTAAAATAGATAAATATATCTCTTTGCCACCCATAACACCCTTTGGCCAAAATAATTTTTCTTCATTTGAATTATAACCATTAGTTTTTTTCCACTTTATAGCTTCATCTATATTAGATATTGATTTTGAATCAATATCAGTAAAAGCTGTTGCTTCCCATTTATCAGATATTTGTTTAGTAGATGAAACTAAAGCTTGTCTTACTTTCGAATTTTCATTGAAACCAGGTGCAGTAATTATAGTAGGAACTACATTTAAATCTTCATAAACATCTTCAATAGCCATAATTCCTGTCCTTGACTCTGTTTTTTCATCATACGTTCCTATTATGTCACTTTCTACAATGGCACTTGTATCTATTACCTTATAAGTTATAGAAAGTATATCAGGAACCTCTTTCTCACTTAAAAATATTATCTTCAAATATCCTTCATGAGTGTATTCTAGTTCATAATCTATACCTAATTCATAATCAGAAATGGATATTGATTCAAATAATACATGTTCTTTTATTATTCCAACTTTATTAATAATATTTATTTCTTCAGTTTTACTACTAGCCTTAGATGTATCTAATACGTTGATAATAACAATAGGTCCTATTGGTTGTATAGAATTTTGAAAATGTGCATATATTGCAGCACTTAGTGTAAATTCTCCAAAATTATCACTTGAAGAATAGCCTGTTTTTCTAATAGCCTCTAGTAATGTTTTAATTAAAATAGGTTTATTTATATTTCTATTATTTTTTTCAATTCTATGCATAGGAACTGTACCTATATATACAGGTATATTTTTAGCACTTGTTATATCTTCTGTACTTGATACTCTTGCACCATACAAACCATGTTTATATGACATTTAAACACCACCTTTTATAAATATCTTTCGTATCCATTTTTAATTTCAAAGTCAAATGGAGCAATAGACACATTAAAGCTAACATCTGCACTCCAGTAAGGATAGCTTTGCTCTTTGTCCATGCTCCATCGAATTGGTTTGTTTACATTAACCTTTTTTAATATAATTGGATTTTTAGATAATTCCATTCTTATTCTAGTAATAACATTAAGTAAATCAACATATCCTTCTACATTAGGAGATAATGTTTTATCTTCCTTAACTTTGCCAGGATCATATGTTATTACTTTTAATCTTATTGCTATTTCAGCATTTTCACTATCATCAATTCCCTCATCTAACATAACTATAATTCCTGGAATATCATATCCATATTCCTCTAAGTAATTTTTAGGAGGAACCCACCCTTTATATATAGCTAGATTAACTAGTTCATAATCCCCTAATATTTTATTATTTACTGGAGGCTTTTTTAATTGAAAATGCTTTGATATATTTTCTTTTAAAAATTCTACTAAAGCATTTAATATTTCTACATCATTAATAATAATCACCCTTTCATTTTTTTTAGAAGTCTATACTCAACCTCATGCTCTAATCTCTTCTGTAATTGTTTATTAGCTTCATCGATTATTACATCACTAACTTTAGTATTACTAATCATTTGAGGGATAGATAATGTTTTAAGTACCTTTATTGGATACCTAGATTTCCCTTCTCTTTTTACAATATGATTATTTCCATTTAAGTTAGCTATAAAAGCTTTTGGAGCTGTGTTAATAGGTTCTGTTCCTGCTTTTTTAACCTTTACTTTAATTTTCTTTCCTTTTTTCCAACTACCAGCACTTCTTGAAAATCTACCTAATGTTAATCTATTTCCATCACTTATTATTTCGCCAGAAAGTTTACAGGGATTTGATTTTTTTATTTTAATAGTACTTTGTATTTCACCAGCTTTAATATTATAGGTTTTTCTGACTTCTTGCTTTAATTTCTTATTAGAAAAAGTCAATGTTCTATTAATAGCTGCACTTGATGCTTTATTTATTTCTTTTGGAAATGTACTTAATTTATTTAAAGTTTTTTTCATTTTTTTACTGTCAATCTTAATGCTTACAGCCATTAGTTAATATTCGATTGAAGTATTACTTCATACACTCCATTATCCAATTTAACATCAAATACATTGTAGGCTACTCCATCAAAATACTGTAATTCATTTGTTTTAAGTTCTCCAATATCGTCTGCTTTAACATAATATAATAAATCAGCTTGTAGTATACCATCATACTCTTTCTTATTTCTGTCCTTAAGAGTCTCATTATCTATAACAACATTAAAAACCTTTCTATCTATAATGTGCTCTTCTCCAAATTCATCAATATTAAAGAAAATATTATTTAAGTCTTCTTGTATTTGCTCTTTAAAATTCATAATTTCACCTCAAAAAACTAAGAATAATAATCTATTCTTAGTTTATAATACTGTTGCAACCAACCAGCTATCTGCATCTTTTGGTGCTGGCAAAGGTCTAGATGTTAATCTTAATTTATCAATTTCATTTTTATCATCAGACATATACTTTGGTACTCTTATTCCTTCATAGGTAGACCATGCACCATTTTCTTTTTGTGTAACAGCTCCATAATATCTTTTTCCCATTCCAGTAGAGCCCATTAATACTTTTCCTGATGGAATTATAGGAGTGTCCTTCTCTTTTTCATCTAAATAGTACTCTGTATAAGAATATAATTCTAATCCTAATCCAGGAAGTTTACCTATAAATGTAACCCCTTGACCTTTATAACTAGGCTCTATTGCTCCTATATTTAATCTTTGTATATCTAGCATTTTTTGAATATCTGGAGATTCAATAAATGCATCAACTACATCATCTGCTAAAATACATATATTAGGTGTCATTCCTGATGATTTAATAATTGATTTTCTCCATTTTTCTAAGTCTTTATATGGATTTACTTTTGTATTATCTGCTTTTAAATAATTTTCCATAGTCCATTTTTCAGCTGATTTTAATGTTATTAAATTAGTAAAGTTATAGTCAACTTTATATTCTGCCCCATCAACTTCAATATCAAGAGATCCTTCTGTTAATATTTTAGAACACATCCACTCTTCTCGTCTTGTGATAGCTTCATCTAATTCAACTAAATCATTAGCAAGCATTATCCTAGCTCTTTCATCTGGAGTTCTAGTACTATAAACATTTTCCCCCATAGTTCTTTTATTAATATCATCAATTGTTATTACTCTCTCAGGCGCTATTTTGGGAGTAGTAATTGTATCAGTATTAAATCCATCTCTATCTAATATTATTCCACCAACTCTTGGTGCAACAAATGGAGCTAATTTTCTTTTACCTTTTTTAACATCTACTTCTGCCTTTTCAGTTAATAATGTTTCTATTTCAGAGAAAAAGGTATCTCTTAAAAAAGTAAATACTGGTTTCTTTTGTTCTATTGCTTGTAACATTGTTTTAGTATCATAAAGTCCCATTAATAAATCCTCCTATTTAACAAATATTCCTAATATTCTTAATTTATTTTTATAAGTTTCTATATTATCTGAATCTCCAACAATAAGTGATGATCCATTAAAATATCCGCTTATATATCCTGTTGCTTTAACATTAGCATTAGTTGCATCAACATCATCTGTTAAAATACATTCTGGATTTTCACTACCATCAGACACACTAGAATCAACTTTCTTAGCTAATTTACTTTCAGTAACTACACCAATAACTGTTCCTCTCTTAAGTTTTTGACCAGATGCTATTGTAATGCCCTCTACCAAAACAGGTATATCATTTCCAGCAAACAAATTATCAGGAATAAACTCACCTTCTTTTTTAAACAAATCCATTAATCTCTACCTCCATTCATATATTTTGCCATAAATTCTGCAGCTTCTTTATCTTTAGATTGTGAAGTTTTATTTTCAGGGTCCTTAACTGCAGGGATATTATTAACATTTGAATTATCTGCATCATCTTTTAATGATTGCAAATAGTCATTCCCCTTATTTTTTTGAGATTGAATAATTGCTAAAGCAACCTTTTCTGCAGAATCTCCAGTTTCAAATTTAGCTTTATTTATAATATCTTCATTGCCTGGAATAGCTAAATCTTCTATTGACTTAATCCTTTCTCTTTCATTTTTAATAGCTTCATTTACAATTTGATCATAAACATCTTTATGTTCATTTTTTATAGTGTTTATATCCATTTTATTTGCCTCCTGTTTCATATTATTTTTATTATCATCTATAGTTGAATCACTATTTACAACTATAGGTTGATTCATGGTAGATTCTTTAAATATATTTTCTACATTTTCTATAAGCTTTTTCTTAAGTTCATCCACATTAGTACATTTTTCTAATTCATCTAATAGTGCATCATCTGAAATAGCATTATATATCATTGGTGTTGGATTTAAATTAACTTTATTTTCTTCAAACATTATCCCATCTATAAGACCAAGCTCTTTACATTGTTCTGATGATAACCAGGTTTCATTTTCCATAAGATCTCTTATTTCTTTTTCACTTTTTCCAGATTTAAGTGTATAAGCTTTAGCTATTGTGGAATCAGTTATTTGAAGCATATTGCTTGTACTATCCATATTTTGATGTGGTCCTTCAGCATATGTTGATGCATTATGAATCATCATTTCAGCTAAAGGAGACATAAGACATTTGCCTGCCATGCATATAAATGATGCTGCACTTGCTGCTAATCCAATTACCTTAAATGTGACATTTCCCTTATATTCTCTTATCAAATTGTATATTTCATAACCATCATATACACTTCCACCACCGCTATTTACATAAATTTCAACATCATCTCCATTGGCATTTTCTAATGATGATGATATATCTTTTGCAGATGTAGCTGGAATGCCTAAAAAGTTATAAATCCACTTATTGCTTTGTGGTATTATTCTTCCCTTAATATCAATCTTCTTCATCTTTTTCCTTCTCCTTTCCAACATTCACTATACTATTACTATTTTGGAGTATCTCCTGTCTCATTTTTTCTTCCTTTACTCTTTGTCTATGATATTCATTAAAATTACCACCAGTTAATTCAGCAGTTTCTTTTGCTCGTGTTGAAAATCCATTTTCCACTCTTATTACAGCAGCATTTGCTTCTTTAACTGGATCTAGTTGACCTTGACTTGGGCCATTCCATTCAGCTTTACAATAAGCTTTTCTTACTATTTGAGAATCAAAAAAACCAGGGGCATATATTCTTCCCTTGGCTACAGCTTCGCACATCCATTCCTCATATATAGGTTGACAAAAATCATTTGCTAACCATTGTCTTCTCATTTTAAACATTTTCCAAGCCTCTAATAACGCTGCTCTACTAGCTGAATATGATGCATTAAATTGCTTTAGCAATAAATCATGTGGTATTTCTAATGCAGTTCCAATTTGTTTACAAATTGCTGATACAAACCCCTCAAATGCTGTGTTGGGTCTTCCTGGATTTACTTCTTTTACAGATTGACCTTCACCCAATTCTAATATAGATCCATTACCTAATTCATATGTTGAATCATCAGTTTCATCTATTTGATCTTCTATAGGAATAGACTCTCCAAATGCTGGAGCATCATTGGTATTTTTATTTTCTATAAATACTGTAAACATTCCAGATACAACTGCAGCCATAAGTTCTGCATCTGTATATCTCCCTAATTGCTTAAGACTTTCAATAACAGGAGCTAAAATTGGTACACCTCTTCTTTGTCCTATTCTTTCACTTTCCATGATATGCAATACATTTCTTCTTCCAGTTGTAGCTCCAAAAGCCTCAACTCTTTCCCATTCTCTATTTTTATAATTTTTTAAAGAGAGAGGATGAAATTTTGCTATATGATATGCAACTACTTCTCCAGAATCATCGCATTCAACTCCACCACTAATGTTTTTACTTAATTTATAGTATGGATCACATACTCTATCAGCTTCAATTAACTGAATTCTTAAATCATATACTGAACCAACTCTCTCTTTATATGGTAATAAAGCAATTGTATCACCACACATAAGGCTACTTAAAAATGCAAGTTGCTGTAATTCATAAAAATCATTTAATCTAAACATATCGCAATTAACGCTTTCGGCCCATAATGAGAATTCTCTCTCTATTGTCGCTTCTAATTTATCAGCATCATCTTCATCTAGTCCTAAAAATAAATAATCTATATTAGATTTTAATTTTAATCCTGGACCAACAACATTAGTTCTTAATGTTTTTAATGCTCCTGTTGCAATTGGAGCACCCATATATAAATCTCTTGATCTTTCTCTTAGTACTTGAACATTTTCTTCTATGTCATCTTCAGGACTACCACCATTATAATTCCAACCTTTTAAACTTTTTTTATATCTACTTCCTCCATAATGTGAATATCCACTATTGCTTATTAATCCAAGTTGTCTTCTAGCTATTTCTCTTTTTAAAGCTCTTTGTGGTGATATTATGTTTATTGCTTTATCAAATATATTCAAATATACTCACATCCTTTAAAGATCTCTTGGTATTACTCTTCTCACCCTAGCTATTCCTTTATTATTTTCAATGTTTTTTGCTTCTGATAACTTTTTATTCCAATAATCTATAGTATTTCTTATTTCTGATAAACTAGCTCTTGTAAGAGTTCTAGTTCCCATACTATAGCTTTGACCATTTATCACTGCTAATTCGGCTTCAAGCCATAAATCTAAATGTCTTTCACATATTTCTATTGGTAATGCCATTTTAACGCTCCTTTATAATCCTTTTGATATTACTTTACCTTTTTTTCTTTTATTTATTGGTGATTGTTGAATGAATATATTTCCATTAATATTACGTTTTTTCATTTCCTCTAAATTGGGGTTTAATATTTCAAAAGCAGCATTTGCATAATTTCTTAAGTCAAGAGGTTCATTTCTAATTCCACTTTTTTTCTTAACCCACTCATAAGTTTTAATACCTTTTTTTATTCTTAAAACTCTTTTTTCTGAAGTTAAACCTTCAAAGTATTCATCATTATATCCAGCTTCATCATCCAATGGGAAATGACAATAGCCTGGACAATTCTCTAAATTCTCACTATTTTTTATTTTAAGTCTTGATAATATATTTTCCTTTCCAGTATCTACTCCTATAGGAAATAACGCAGCTCTAACTCTATTATTTCTACTTGGTTTACCTATAAATGGTTTTCCATAACCTCCAATTCCCTTTATCGCAAATATACGTCTATGTTCTCTTTCTTTACAAAAGTAATATACATCATCCGTATGATGTCCCCCTGAGTCTATACATACTGCTGATATAACTATACCTTCACCATCTGCATACCAAAAAGTTTGTTGTAAATATTGATCTAATTGATTCCATACAGCCTTTTGACCTGGATCTCCATAAAATACTTTATATTCTATTCCCCAGCTTTCTTTACCAATCCCCCATCCTTCTACTTCAATTTCTAATCTATCATCCTGAACATCAACTCCAGCTGTAAGAACTATAACATTACTAGGAACTTGAGATATATAATATTCTCTCCTATTTTTTACTTCATCTTCTTCAGCTCCATCACCTTCATCATCTTCCCATGTTTCTCCTAAAGTTGTATTTACCCAAGTTTTTAATGTTTCAGGATTACCTTTTGCTTTTTTAAAATCCTCTATTATATCTTCCCAACGTTCCCATGGTGATGCTAACGCATTTAAATGAAAACCTCTCTTTTTAATTTTTTCAGGATATTCAGCAATCCATTTTCCATTTCCAGCCTTCCATTCAAATTCATTACTTCTAGCTTTACAGTATTTACACTCATGAGTTATGTCTTCAAATTTTATTTGTGACCATGATAGTGGCTGAAGTTTTCCACATTTAGGACATGGTAAGCACCATTCTTCTTTTGAACTATCCTCGTATTCACTATCAATCTTTGAAATACCTTTTTCAGTTGGAGTAGAAACATAACATTTCTTTTTATTCCAAAATGTTTTTGTTCTTTTTTCTGCTAATGAAAGAGGATCTCCTTCTATTCCAGCAGTTTTGGGAAATCTATCTACTTCATCTGCTAACAATATTCTTATTGGTCTTGAAGATAATCCAGTAGGACTATTAGCACCAGTCATTGCTATATATCCTCCAGGGAAACCTTTTTCTAATAAAGTGTTATCAGAATCTCTTGATTTTGCATCTTTGACCTTTTCTCTAAGTGTAGGTGTATCTCTTATCATAGGTGCAAGTCTTTTTTTTGAATAAGATTGTGATAAATCTAGTGTTGGCATTAACAGCATAATTGGAGAGGGATCATAGTCTATAAAATATCCTATTATGTTATTTATTAATTCAGTTTTTCCTACTTGTGCACTACTTTTAACAACAATAGTTTCAGTTTCTTTATTACTTAATGAGTCCATTATTTCTTTTTGATATGGTGCTCTTGAAGTTTTCCACTGTCCTGCTTCTGATGAACTCTCTTTTGATAATTTTCTATATTTATCTGCCCATTCAGATACAGTTAACTTAGGCGGTGGTTCTAGTATTTTTACAATATTCTTAAATAAATCTATTGTTTTTTTAGTTATTTTCTTTTTCATCTATATCATCAATTTCAACATAGTCCTCATTATAAAATTCTTTGGGATTATAATTGCTTAATTCATGTAATAATTCTAAAACCTCTGTCTGTAGCACATCTTGTATATCTGCTATGGACTTCATTGTTAAACTTGGTGCAGCTCTTGAAGGTAACGCTAATACTTTAGACTTAAAATTTGAAAGCATATCATTCATTACTCTTTCAACATCATTCGAAAAATGCATGGTTCCACGCATAGCAGCTAATTCAAGTTCTGTTTTCTCTCTTTTAGCTTTTTCTAATAAAGCGTGTTCTTGATCATAATCAACTTTATTTCCTTCAACTTTATTTTCTTTTAAATCTACTGTTGTTTTTAAAAAAGTAATATAACTCTTTATATTTTCTTGTAATGAATACTTTCCTCTGGCAATCTTTTTTATGACTCCTTCATTTTCAAGTTGTCTTATTCTTCTAGGAGTTAATCCAAACAGTTTAGCTAAAACTGTACTTGAAACTGTTACTTGATCAACAGAATCAATTTTTTTTAGTTCATTGCTCATAATAAACCTCCTTTCCTATCTAAAATTTCCGCTTTTTTATGTTAATTTATTATGATTTTTTAACAATACTAATATTAGTAATTTTTTTATTGCATCTATAAAATTTTCGGAAACGGAAACACTCAAAAAATTTTATTTATAACTAGACGAGTTTTGGGCATCGCTAGACCCTCTAAACATTAAATATTCCCACAGTACCTTTTTATAAAAGTAAGTTTTTGTATATAATATTTTTTATAAATTATTTTCTTTGTTTAAGTGCTCCACGTTCCCTCTTGTAGCTATCATGCTTCATGCATTCTTTAATATCATCATATGGATAATAATACATGTCTAATAGTTCACACTTGTTAAGTTCTTTACACTTACCACATACCCCAGGAGACTTAGCACAACATATTTTATCTCCACTAAACTTTACATTTAATCTTACTCTTTTTCTTTTCATCACTAAGCCTCCTTCTTAAATAAGCAAAGCTCCATGTAATCTAAATAACTAGATTGCATAGAGCTTTATGATCATTAGGTGGTAATTATTATATTGTATATTATTATTTAATATCCTTAATTTATAATATCTGCTAATATCATCTTACTATATATAATTGATACCCACAATAGCACGAAATGTGCATGAAATGTGCAAATTAGATTATATCCCTTACACTTTCAGGAAAAAGTATAGTTATAAGCTTATTAATCAACCTCTTCCTATTTCTAGATATAGTTGTCCTATCTTTTCTTAATCGTTCTGCTAACTTCTCATCAGTATCTAATTTTTCCTCTTCTGTATTTAAATATTTTAATTGTATTATATTAAAGTATTTATCATCTCTTATTTTATTTAATGCATTATCTATTTTATTTAAATCCCTTTGAGTCTCTATCTTTTCAGTTTTATATTTTTCTATAAGCTGTAAGTATCTATCTTCAGCAGTAATACTTCCACCAGCACTAGAATAAACAACTATTGATTTACTTGCTTGAGGTAATCCATTTAGCTTGATATCTTCTATATCTTCTTCTTTTTGTTTTATAGCTTCTTTTAAGTTCTCATAATTATAAAGTAATATTTCTACTCTCTTATAAAAAGGGAACTCTCTCTTAATCATATTCTTGTTTCTAAATTCTTCAATAATTTCTTTAGCAGTTTCTTTAGCAGTTTTCCTTATAGTTTTGTTTATTAATTTATCTTCTAATGTAGATTTATTCATACTAAGCCTCCTTATCCTCTTGGTGGTTTTACAAACATAATACTTAAATCTTTTCCTTTTGGAACTTCTTCTAATAATTCATTTTCTGGTATATCAAAAGTCTTGCAGTACTTCTTCATACATTTATATATATAATATTGTTTTTCATTAGATCCTGTTTGATTACTTGCCTTTTCAAATAAATTAAACATATAATCTAATGCCTTTTTAAACGGATCTAACTCAAATTCTTCTTCTGTCATTGTTTTTATATTTTTAATATCTTCTAATTTTTGTTTATATTCTTGATTTTTATCAATTAATTCTTTAAGTTCTATATAAGGCATTGTTACCGTTGCTTTTTCTAACATTGCTTTTTTCTCACTTTCTTTTAAAATATTTTATATTGTTTAGTTAGTATATTTAATAAAATCTTGGATAAACTTATAATAATAAACTTACATAGAATTGAGGTGAGTTTATGAAAAAGAATTTTAAAATATATGTAGCTTTTATTCTTGCAACAATAATTGCAAGCGAAATAATAACTTTCTTATTTCTTTTCTTATTTATATAAGAATTTATAATAAAAGCACATAACAAATTCTTTATCTAAAGAGATAAAGGCATTTAGTTGATATTTTTATTAACTATCTGCTGAGTTGTTATAAATAAATTAAAAAATAATAATGACTAATATCTTTAATATTTAGATACTCATAAGCTCACTTTTAAATCTTCACTTCACACCAAGTTTTATAAATTGGATATAAACAAAACAGTTGACCATCAACTGTATATTCTTTTATTTCCTCAAATTCTCCATAAAATTCAACTTCCATTCCATTAACAATATCTAAATGCTTTGATAAACGTTTCTTGATTTCTCTTTCAGCATTTTTAAGGAATTTCTCCTTACTGAATTTCACTAATCTCACCCACTCTACATTTTGTATATTATCTACTTATATAAACAAATAAATTAAATTAATAATATTATAAAAAGGAGATTCTAATCATTATTTATAAATAAAGTTAATATAGTGCTCATTTTTAGTGCTTATTTTGAATAATATAGATATATATGTCTATAGGAATTTATGATAAGGAGGTGATCTCCTATGTTAAAAAATAAATTCTTACAAATTTTCGCTTTAATAGCAGCTATTTTCTTCGCAGTAATCAGTACAATACCTATGTTTTTATTACAATAGTTGTATTAATAGCAAGTAAATCTTTTTAACAGGAGGCAAAGTAAAGTTATTTTTAATAACTTTGCTCTTAGAGAAAATAACCAAATTAAATTATTAAAATTTCTAAGATGCTAAAACAGCCTCATTATGATTAAAAATATAATAAATAATAATGATTTATTGCATCATATATATAATCTAAAACCACTATCTATTGAAATAGCGTATCTACATAATTTTTTCTACAACATCTTTTATATACATATTCACCTAATAATAAGAATCTCAGGTCATTTTATTAAATGTTAATTTCCACATTAACTATAATTTAAAATCAAATGAACAAATTATTAAAATAATTATTAGTTTTATACATTTTGTAGACTATCAACTCATATTATTATCTGCATTAATAATAAAAAATTGCTAACTAAAATAAATAATACAACTGAACCTATAATCTTTAGCTGTTCTTTCATCTCTAACTTTTTAGTTAAACAAAATAAATAATAAATTAATGCAACTGTAAGTATATTTAATAAAACTTTAGTTACATATCCAATATCATTACTTACAGTAAAGTAATCTCCATGCATAGCTTTACCCCTCTTTCCCCATCTATCATATTTTCTTTTGTTCTTTAACTATATATGGATCTAGTTTTTTACTTAATTCCAATACTCTTTTATCTCCAGTACCATATTGTAAAATCCTTTTATATAACTCTTCTCTTAAATTTTCCATTTATCATACCCCATTATTTATATATTTTAGAGGGGATTTTCTCCCCTCTTATTTAAATTGCAGTAACTTAACATTAGCTTGAATCCCTACTGTGCTAACAGTTATTAGTCATGCAAATTTTAGCTAATTATTCTGTGCTTGAGTTCTAAGCCACTTTTTACATATTTCATATTTGTTATTTCCCTTACATTCAATTGCCAGGTCACAAAATCCAGCATATCCATTTCCACCGCTACACCTACTACATATAAAAATAGCAAGTTCATCTATTGTTAAATCTTTTACTATTTCAAAATTAGTTTTAAACCTAGGTAAATTAACTACCTCTTCTTTTGATTTTTCTATATGTTTATCATTAGTTCTTACACTTTCTCTTTTTAACTCTTCTTTCTTGGCCCTAACATCTTTTATTGATAGTTGACCTTTATCTTTAAATTCTTCAAAAACTACTTGCTGAGTTTCTTCTGGTAGTGTAGATAATTCATGTGCTGCTGATATATTAACTTTTGCTTCTTTAAACTCTTCCTTAAATTCTGGAATAAGATTATTTGTTATTCCTTCCATTCTAGCTATTTGTGATGAAGAGGTATTTAATATATCTGCAACTATCTCTCTTACTCTTCCTTGTATCTTTTCTTGTTTCTTATATTCAGTTAACAATTCTTTTAATTTTTCAGCTTGTACTGTCTTTTCATAATCAGTAAGTTCTCTAGCTGTTGAATTAGTTATTATAAGTAGTAGCTTATCTTTTAAAGCATCTTTTTCATTTTCAACTTTACAAGGTACATATTCAAAATCCTGCTTTCCTTCTTCAAAAAGCATTTTTAAGGCTTTATATCTCCTGTGCCCTGCTATTATTTCATAACCTTCATCTATTTTCTTTACAACTAGATTTTGTTGTAAACCTAGTAACTCTATTGAATTTTTAAGTTCAACTACATTCTCTGTTGAATAAAAATTTTCATCTGATGGTTTTAACTCATTTATATTAATTGGTACTGTTTTAAACTTCTTTTGACTCTTCTTTTCAACATTAATATTTTCCTTAGAATTATTATTAAGTAATTCCATCATATTAAACTTAGCCATATTAACTCCTTTATTTTGTGTTCGATTCGGACACAATAAAATTATTTTCTAAATTGATTATTACTTTTGAGATTCTCTTTAAATTTTTCAATTCTCTTTACCTCTTCTGGCTTACATTTTGATAAATCTACAGCATATGGACAATTACTCTCTTCATCCACTCTTTCTAGATTTATATCATCAAAAGCTTTAAATATTATGCAATTCTTATAATCTTTTGTACATCCAACACAATTTACTTCTGCTACCTCTTCTATTATTGGGATAAACTTTTCTCTTTCCATGACAACATATTTATACCTATCTTCAAGATCCCTAAATAACTTTTTTAATGTATAATCATCAATCAACCTATAATCAAACTTTATTAACTGTTTTTCTAATTTTTCTCTTTCTTTTTGATCTAAATTTTCTTCAAGTTCATCGCAGAATTTATTCAGATAGCTTCTTACTAACTTTATATTCTTTTGCATAGAAGATGTAATCATGCCTTTTCTTTTCCATTCTATCCACATTTCATTTGTTATCTTATTATTTAAATTTCTCTCACCATTTATCATTTGAATAAAAGACTTACAAATCATATAAAAGTTTTTCTCTTCTGAATTTAAATACGGTCTTTTAAAATTACTCAACCCCATGTACCTTCTTTCTCAATATAAGTTCAATATCATCACTAATTCTCTTCATTTGAGAATTAGTGAGTCCATTCCTCTTCATTGCTTCTACTACAGAATCAACAATCATTCCTTGAAATACCTTACACTTTCTATCTATTTCAGAATTAATTAATTCTTGGTCTATTCCATTAACTATATTATTAACTTTTTGCTTTCCAATTTTTTTATTAACTTTTCTTTGAATCCTTCTATTCTCTGCTCTTCCCATAAGTTACACCTCTTTATCTAGATATTCTTCTACAAGTTGTAAATAATCTTTAGAAGCTGCACATCTTTTTGAATAATCACATACTGGTAAACTTGCAAATGTACTTTCATCAACTTTAGGCGTTCTTCTTATATGAGTTTTAAAGATAGGATATTTGCTAGTTTTAATCAAGATCTCTTCTCCTTGATTATTAACATCATTATTTTGATATTGAGTTATAAAACATCCTTTAAGCTTTATTTTAGGATTTATTTGTTTTGCATTTTCTATTTGTTCATTTAATTCCTCTAATCCATCGAAAGCAAATTTATCAATTTTAATTGGTATTAAAACATCTTCACATGCTACCAAAGAGTTAATCACCGATATATTTATATCTGGTGGGTTGTCTATTATACAATAATCGTAATTATCACAAACTTGACTTAATGCCTTTTTTAATATTGTTTGCTGCTCTTTATCATCATCTTTTATCACATCTAAATTCGCTTTTAATAATCTCATGTTTGCTGGAATTAGATCTAAATTTTTATATTGAGTTGGAATTATAACATCCTCAACATCTATTTCAGGATTGCACATTATATCAGCTATACTTAATTCCTCTTCATCATGTAAGCTAAACATTTTAGTAGCATTACCTTGTTTGTCATTATCTATCAATAAGACCTTTTTACCATAAGTAGTTGCTAAAATATGACTTATGTTAACTGATGATACAGTTTTAGCAACTCCACCTTTTAAATTTATAATAGAGATTGTCCTCATTTTTTATATTCCCCCTAATTTTGTTAATAAAATTGTATAGATGTTAACTATTCTCTTCCTCTATCTCAATTAACTCTCTTCGTGCATTTCCAAGTATTCTAGTGTAACTTTCTAAGTTAAAATCCTCTTCACATGTATAATTAGTTGCATTCTTCATTCCCATTGAATAAAGCATTAGCTTTTTACTCTCTCTTAACAATTCTTTTAAAGAATCTATTTTCAATAAAATCACTCCCGTTTTTTCATTCTTGCATATAAATAAAACCCATTAGCTCTATCACTATATAAAGTTTCACAATCCTTATATTCATATTTTCCCTTGTATACACTTTCAAAAAATTCTTGATATTCATCAGGTCTTTTAGCTATTTTTTCTACTCTTCTTTTAGTTAAAGTAGTCCTATTTTTAGTTATTATTGGTTTTTTAAGATTCTTACTATAACTCCATCTTCTACCTTGAAGTAATCCTTTTGCTACATATTTTGCTATACCTGTTAATCCAAAATCATCAGGTTGAAGTCTCATACTATCAGTTCTACCCTTTTTCCAAACACTTTCAGCAATATCTCTGTCCATTTTATTGATTATTATATGATGATGTACTCTTATCTTTTTACTTACACTTGGATCATTAACATATTCAATCACATACAAATATTTAAGTTCTGGAAGACCTTCTTTTTTTCTACGCCTTTTTAGTCTCCTTATATAATTTTCAATGTCTCTTTTAGCTTCATCTTCTTTTGGTAAATGATTATCTGCATATGTTAGAGTTACCATTAAATCATCTTTATTAAAATTTGTATTTACTAATCTAACTATCTTTTTCTTTGCATTCTTATCATTTAATCTTCTTTGAGATTCGCTACTTTCTCCAATAGGCAATCTTGGGATATCATTTCTACATTTCCATACTGGATAAAGTTCACTTTCAACTACATTTCCACTTATTATAGTTTTTTTCATGTAAGTATATCTTAGCTTATTGCTATCTCTTATATTTTCTACTTCATCTTCTCTTGTCTCTTTTATCTTCTTCGTATATACATTTCTATAATTGTAATCATCATATACTTTCATTAGTTTTCCCCTTTATTCTAAAATGGTCGACTTAATAATACCTATTACGAGGCCGTATAAATGCAACAATTGGCATTCATAAAACCTTGAAATATCACACATGATGATTTATAATTATTAATGTAAGTTTTTTATAAATATCATGTTTTATACGAGATATTTGCTGAATGTGTTTTGCTCTAACAAAATACATTCTTTTTTTATTTATTTTTAAATATAAATTATTTCCCATAGTTTACGTTTTACTTCAATATAAAGGTAGTGGTATTTAAAATTATTTCTTATTAATATTAATTATTTTAGAACTACATGGTGGACAAATATATCCTTTGGTATCTATCTTTTGTTTAATACTTACGTTCCAATATCTATTACATTTAATACATTTACATTGCATATCTACTTTAAATGCTTAATATCATTTAAGCAGCTCTTACAAAGATTCTTTCCTTTATAATTAATAACATCCTTTGCTTGTCCACAAAATGTGCAACTTGGTTCATACTTCTTAAGAATTATTTGTCCTCCATCTATAAAAATTTCTAATGAATCTTTAATTTCTATATCTAATGTTCTTCTAAGCTCTATAGGAATTACTATTCTTCCTAGTTCATCAATTTTTCTTACTATACCAGTACTTTTCATTTCCTCTCCCCCTAATTTATAATTAAGATTTCTTATTTTCTATTTTTTGAAATGGCATTGTAAACATACCTATATTTAAAGCATTTTCTTTAAGTGCTTTAGGTAGATCTTCTCTTGTTATTCCATTTCTTTTTAATATTTCTTCGGCTTTTTCAACTGTCATTTCCATTGAAATCTACTCCTTTTAAAAATTTTCCTAAATTATATATAGCAATATATTAGCTTTTATACTAATTGATTCTTACTTTTGTTTAGTAGTAATCTTTACATTTATTTGTTCTTTCAACATAATATGGTAAAATAATGTTGAAAGGAGGTATTGATAAATTGTTTTCTATTTTTAACTCATTAAGTACTACAGACAAAATTCAAATTTTATCTATAATTTTTAGTAGTTTATTGTCATTAATATCTGTTTGCATTGCTTTAGGTACATTGAAACAAACAAATAAAATATCATTAGATTCTAACAGAGCATATATAATATTTTATATTGATAAAAATAGAGCTGAGTCTTCCAGTAACTTAGTTATAAAAAACTTTGGAAAAACTGGTGGTAAATTAATAAGTTTAACTTTAGATCCTACTTTAGATTATGAAAAATCAAAAATAGGAGTATTGGTAAAACCTATCACGAATTATTCCAATATTTTTTTAGCACCTGGACAATCTATAAAAAGTGCTTTCTTTTTTGAATCATATCCTGATACCAAATTTAATATATCAATTAGTTACGAAACATGTGGTAAATTGTATAATGAATCATATACTATTGATTTAGATTATTATGAAAGCATTTTAGAAGCTTCTCCAACTGCTAAAGATACAAACTCTATTCTTAAACAGATTAGTCAAAATATTGGACAAGTTTCTGACAAGCTATCTTAATTGATTCTCTTACTTGTTTTTTGTCATATCTACTATCATTTATTTGTATTTCAATTTCTATAGCTTCTGATGAATCAACTATTATATGATCATTAATAATAGTCCTTCCATTATTAATTTTATTTATAATTTTTAACCTAGTTGGATAAATATCCTTGAACTGCTCTTGAACTGGTACTTCAAGAGCAGTTTTCTTTTCATCCCCCTTTTCCATCTAATTCACCCTCTTACTTTTCTCCATTTGTTTTGCAAATCTATATCCATCTATAAAGCTTTTAAAATCTTTTTGTTCTTCCATATTAAGTGACTTTATAAAGTCAAATATTTCATCTGCTTGTTGTTTTTCTTCCTTTTTTAAAATAACTTGCATTATTTTTCCTCCTTATGTTGTTATTTAGAACCTTATTTTCTATAATTTAAATATCAGCTTGGCAGAGCTGAAATAAATTATAAAAGGTGGTGGATTTATGAATTCTAAAAATTTACTAAATATATTAATCTCTCTTCCTTACACTAATTATGAAGAATATGGTTTAATAATTAGTTATGCAGATATCTTTAATAAATTAAAATATGAATATAATTTTGATAATTCAGATTTATTAATTTATATGCTCAACGATTTAGAACACTCTAATTTAATAAAAAACATAAAACAAACTGATTTTGATGAAAATCTAATTATTGGTGTCAAAATCAAATAATTTTGTTTGAATAATAATAGCAATTGAGGTACTGAAAATTTCTTTAGCCTTTTTTGCTGTTATTTGTTTTCTTTTAAATCCTTCTAAGAGTTCTAATATTGCTGTGGTAAAAAATTCTCCTACATCTAAAATTTCTTTAATACTCTTATTTATATCTTTTAAATCTGCTATTTCAATACGCTTCTTTTCAATAGTATGAAAAAATTCTAACATTAACTTAGATATATATAATATTTCATCCTGTGTGTACTTAGATAAAACAAGTATTACATTATATATGTCTTTATATTTAGGTTCTTTTAATTTGCTCATATAATAATCTTTATTTTTTATCTAATTCACCCTCTTCCACTTTTATCTACAATTTTTACTTCTACCAACTTACATACTATAACTGAAAACTACTGGAAGTAGCTGTTATTGTGTTTTTAGATGTGATTTTGTTGAATTTATTTTCTTCTATGTGTATATTATATTCTTCTTCGTGTAATTATGTCAACATATTTTTTATATTTTTGTTGACTACGTGTAATTTTAATTCTATAATCGTAATAGGGAGGTGAAAAAACATGAAAATTGGAGAACGTATTACTATACTTAGGAAACATTTAAACTTAAATCAAGATGATTTTGGAAGTAAAATAAATGTAACAAGATCCGCTGTATCTAACTATGAAAAAGGAACTCGTAATATAATGGATAGAGTTATATCAGATATTTGTAGAGAATTTAATGTTAATGAAGATTGGCTTCGTAATGGTACAAAACCTATGTTTATTGAGCCTGATACATTTTCATTAGATGAGTATGTAAAACAAAAAGGTGCTACTGATTTTGAATTAGAAATAATAAAATCTTTTTTTGAAATGGATCCAGAAATAAGAAAAGCTGCTACTGAACAATTTAAAGCTAGCTTATTATCTAAATTAGCTAATAATAATGAACTTGCAGCTACCAAAGAAGAAAGTTTTGAAGATTACAAGAAAAAAGAACTTGAAGCATATGCTTTAGAGCTTGAAGCTGAATCAAAAGGGGAAATATCATCAGCTTCAGAAAAGCTAAAAGACGCTTAAAATTAACAAATTAATATTCTAGTTTAAAGGGTTATGAAATATCATAACTCTTTAAAAATATACGGGGGATTTAATATGAAAAAATCTGCAATTTATGTAAGAGTATCTACTAATCATCAAATAGATAAAGATTCTCTTCCACTACAAAAGCAAGATATGATTAATTATTCAAAGTATGTACTTGGTATAGATAATTATGAAATATTCCAAGATGCTGGATATTCTGGTAAAAATACAGATAGGCCTGATTTTCAAGAAATGTTTAAAAGGATTAAGGAAGGTGAATTTTCACACTTATTAGTATGGAAAATAGATAGAATATCTAGAAATCTTTTAGATTTTTGTTCTATGTATGATGACTTAAAGAAATATGGTTGTACTTTTATAAGTAAAAACGAACAGTTTGATACAAGTTCGGCTATGGGTGAAGCTATGCTTAAAATAATATTAGTATTTGCAGAGCTTGAAAGAAAACTTACTGGAGAAAGAGTTACTTCTGTTATGTTAGATAGAGCCAGTAAGGGTTTATGGAATGGTGCTCCTATTCCACTAGGTTACAAATGGGATAAAGAAATTAAGTTTCCTGTAATTGATGATGAAGAAAAGAATACTATAGAACTAATATTTAGTGAATATAAAGAAAATAAGTCTACTTCATACATTAGAAACTTGTTAAATTCTAATAATATAAAAACAAAACGCAAGGGTTCCTGGACCACAAAAACAATTAGTGATATAATACGAAATCCTTTTTATAAAGGAACTTATAGATATAACTATCGAGAACCTGCAAGAGGTAAAAAGAAAAAAGAAAATGAATGGATAGTTTTAGAAAGTAATCATCCTTATATTATTCCAACAGATCTATGGGAAGAATGTAATAAAATAATGGATGAAAATGCGAAAAGAAATAATGCTAAATTTAGGGATAATTCAAAAGTTCACATATTTTCAGGTCTTGTTAAATGTGGTGAATGTAATAATAACCTTTATGCAAAACAGGATAAAGCTAATCAAGATGGTTTTCGACCTAGTTTATATGTATGTAAATCTAGATATAATGGACTTGGTTGTACACAAAAGACCATTAGTGAAAATATAGTTGGAACTTTTGTACTTACACTTATATCTAATATGATTAATTTATCTAATATTAATAAAAAGAAATTAAGCTTAGATTTACTTGAGAATGAGCTTTTAAAAGGAAAATGCTTTGATAATGTAATAGGAATTAAAGAAATTGAAGATATATTAGCTTCACTTCTATATGCTCCAAAGAATCTATTTACTCCTCAAAACAAAAATGAAAAATCAAATAATGGAGCAATTGGCTTAAATAGTTTAAGTTCAAATTTAAAAAAATATGAGAGAGCATTAGAAAAACTTGATGATCTATATCTTTTTGATGAAGCAGATATGTCAAAAAAAGATTATTTTTTAAAAAAGCAAAAAATCGAGAACAATATAACTGAAATAAGAAAAAAAATAGATGAAACTGCTATAACAGATTCATCATCTCATAATTATAATTTTATTTTAAATGCAGCTACTCTTGAATTTTCTAGAAAATTAATTAGTGAAAAAATCAATATGAAATCACTAATACAAGATGTTGGCAGAGACCTTATAAAAGAATTCGTAAATATATTAATTAATAAAATTATTGTAAAAGATAGGCAGATAATAAGCCTTGAATTTAAAAATGGTCTAGTTACCACATTTATATACAACTCTTAACATAGCACATCTACACGTCTTTTAATTCTTCTTTACTTCTACTAACGGTCAACCCCATGTTTCAATAAAGAAGTGTTTATCTCCATCTTGCTCAACTACATTGTTAAGCTGTTTATCATCAAATTTTATCATTAATATTAAACCTCCACTTTAAGTAAATTCATTTAATAATATTAAATAATCCTATATATTGATTATTAACATTAAAATCTATTAGTAAATATTATTACCTTATAATATTATATCAATCATAATAATGTATAAGCAACATGAAAATTGAGTTTTCTCCTATCTATTAATATTACCATGTTAAAAAAGATCTAGAATACTCTAGATCTCTATTATACACTGTTTATTATTTTTTAGTTTCTAAAGGATCTTCTATTATTAATTCAATTAACAAATTTTGAAGCTATAAAGTTAAATTTTAATTCTAGTTTAATCTGCAATAGTACTATATTTATTAATATCTTATTAGCAGAGAGGTATTTTTAATTAAATGTTTGAATTATTGATAAAAGTAAACTTTCATAAGCAACAATCCATTAAAAATTCCCACTTAATCCTTCAGTAGTGTAAAAATTTCCGCAATACATCGTTGATATGTCTATATCCGTATTAGAAATTGGAACAAAAGTATTTTTTTCTAACCCTTCTTCAGTGATAATATAAACTTTTAATGTTATATTATCTATATAGCAATCATATTTCGTTATTTGCTTATGTTCATATTTAACTGCATTAATAAAATCTATTTTACTCTTAAAATCACTTTTTCTTCCATAGACTATTTTCTTATCATGATTCCAATTTAATTTATTGCCCATTTAAATCATCTCCTATAAATTCTAAAACTATTTTAACTTATTGCTCCAAGTACTTATTTTTCCATATTCATTAAAACCAATTTTTTTATATAAATTCAAAGCTTTATAATTATTCACGTCAACATTTATTGTAATTTGTGAAATGTGTTTTTTATAGCATATATATATTAAATATTGTATAAGCATTTTTCCATAACCATTTTTTCTATACTCCTCTAATATACCTACATTAACAATTGTATAAATATCCTTATTCGAAATAACTTGTCCATACCCTATTGCAATATTTCCAATCATTATAAAAACACATAAATCATTTATATAGTAGTCTTCCTCTTCTTCTAACTTTATATCATAAGGAACTAAGGGAATTCTATCATTATCTTTAAATACAGAATTTTGAATAAAACATCTTAGATTCTCATCTTCTTTTTTAGTGAAAACCTTGAAATTAACATCCTTATTGAAATTAAAGCTACAATTAGATGTTCTCATTTTCATTAGCGATGTTGACCTAATTCGAGTAAAATTCAATTTAGTCATTATATCATAAGTTATGTTACTATCTACTACATCAAAATTTAAAGTCTTGTTTTTAAAAACATTAGTTAATTCCTTTGACATAAAATTAATATAATAATCACTTACATATAAAGATAAAATTTTTATAACATCTGATAATGGATATTGCATCCATAAGTAACCTATATACTTGTTGTTATATTTAAACAACTTGATCTCTCTTCTTTTTATATACTTAGTAATGAATGATTTATCATTATATAATTCAAAAAAATCTTTGTTATTAATATACTTATCATTAGCTTCTTCTTGTAGTGTTTTAAAATAATTTAAATTTTTTAATGATAGCTTCTCTATTATAAACAT